CGGATACAGACACCCCTAGACGCGCTCAATCTGCCTCCCCGCACCTTGGAACAGGTGGCAGAGGAAATGCGCGCCTCCATACAGTTCTTCTCAGGACAACCCACCATCGTTCACACGCTACGCGAAATGCTCGCAGACCTGGAAGATGAAATCGAGGCGAGGGCGCGTCATGCCTGAGTTCTTTGATTGCGAACAAGGCAGCCCCGAATGGTTCGCTATTCGCGCCGGCATTCCCACAGCCTCCGAATTCGCCACGGTGCTCGCGCAAGGTAAGGGCAGTAATCCAAGCGCCACGCGCAAAACCTACATGCTCAAGCTCGCGGGCGAGATCCTGACCGGCGCTCCGATGGAGAACTATTCCAATATCCATATGGAGCGGGGCAAAACCCTAGAGCCCGAAGCCCGCGACCTGTACGCACTCTATCATGAAATAGAGCCGGACAGAATAGGTTTCATCAAGAACGGCAACGCAGGATGTAGTCCTGACTCGCTGCTCAGCCCGAACGGGTTACTGGAAATAAAGACAGCTTTACCGCATCTGCATTTGGATATACTATTAAAAGGCGAGTTTCCTCCGCAGCACAAAGCGCAGTGCCAGGGCAATTTGTGGATCGCGGAGCGGGAATGGATTGACCTCGCCGTTTACTGGCCGGGACTGCCCTTATTCGTGAAACGTGCTTATCGAGATGAGCAATACATCCGCGACCTCTCAAGGGCCGTGGATACGTTCAATGCCGAACTCGCAGACATCGTTGAAAAGGTCCGCGCCTGCGGACAACCGCAACCGACATTCCGGCAACAGCTTCAAGCGTCACTCGCCGAATTGGAGGCGCATCCATGACCTACCCCTCAGAGATCGCCCAAGCGATCATCAAGGTAAAGAAGCAGATCAAGCAGCTCGGCGTGAATGAAAAGAACACGCACGGCGGATATGCTTATGTCAGCGTCGATAAATTCTATGATCATATCGGCAAGTTGATGGCAGAAGCCGGGCTTGCGCTCTTGATCGACGAGACTAGCAGTGAGGTCAAAGAGGGCGGCAAGAGCGGCGCGCCCTGGCTGTTCGCTCAGTACGGTCTCCAGTTTGTCCATGAGAGCGGGGCCATAGCTGAGCCGCTGCACCGAACGTTGGCGATGCCGATCAGTGGACCGCAAACCTACGGGGCCGCCCAAAGCTACATTGAGAAGCAGTTTCTCCGGCAGGTCTTCAAGATACCTACTGGCGAAAAGGACGCTGACGATACGGCGCAAGATGATGCGCCACCCCCTCGGCACGCCGGCATGGTCCGCGCTGCCGATGTCCCGCCACGCCCGCATGTACGGGAAGCGTGGAGCGAGCCCTCTACGAGCGAGCCGCCCGGCCCGCGCCCTACCTCCACGGCACCTTCCCATACCCATACCCGAAACGGTACTGGTAACGGTGATGCGACAATGTCGGTTCAGCAGAAAGCCGAAGCCTATCGCGACGCAATGAAAGCCAACTTCGGTAAATGCAAGTTGCCATCTGACGTGGACACCCTCATCGCCAACAACACGAAGGCCATAGAGGGCGTAAAGAAACTCGCGCCCGAGATTTACGCAGAGATTATGACAATGGCGACGAACGCCAAGAACGAAATGTACACCAATGCCTGACGCTCCCGCTGCCATAGCCGCGACCTTTTCCGAGTGGAAGATGGTCAAGTCTCGGAAGGTGTTGCAGCTCGTCTTTGAACTGCCGCTGGAAAAGCAGGCAGAGGTTATCAATGCGCTCGGCGTACCGCTGCCGGATGCAGAAGCCTGGTGCGCCATAGCGCGGATGAACATAGCTTCGCAGCCCGGTGCTGCGGAGCGGCCCGGCGAGGAAATGCAACCCAACAGAGCCGGGCCGTCCCTTTCCCGCCCTTGGCATACACTGCCTTTGCCGCAGCAAGCGGGGATATTGTGCGCTGACGAGCGGTTCAGAGAATGGGTGCGCGAGACATATAACGATCAGGTGATAGGCGAGAAAGATGCGGCAGATTGGCTGCGCCGTTATGTCGGCATCGCCAGCCGATCGGATTTGTTTTTGGATGGCGCGCCAGGACTCAAATTCCGAAGGCTCGTCAATCAATACCGTGAGTCAGTCGGATTGGCTGCGGAGCGCCGGGGGTGACATGTTGCCGCCTAAGAGAACCCGCCCCCGCAGCGGAATCCTCCGCGCCCCGCCGCGCGAGTTTCCCCGGCATCGGAAATTCGTGCGCTCGTTTGTCTGCGCCGTGCCCGGTTGCGGAAAGCCTGCGGTATGCGCTCACCTTCGGACCGCGGCAAACTCAGGCAGAGCTCTTAGGCCTGCCGATTGGTTCACCGTCCCATTGTGCAACGATCATCATGCCGAGCAAGAAGGACGCACCGGATCGTTCTGCAAAAAATACGGCGTGGATCTGTGGGCGCTTGCCGCCGAGCTGGCGCGCAAGTCTCCCGACCTAAAGATGCGGGAAGCGATGCGTGCCACAGCGCACGTCGAATGAATTCTAGGTGAAGGGATTGCGCACCGATGAATCCAGATACCAGCGTATCACCCGGCGATCGGGAGCCGACCTCCTCCGAGGCCAGCGCGCGGGGGGATGCCCTCAGTTTGTGGCGCGACCTGTGCGAGAAGGACGATCGCACGTCGCCGGAAGATTATCCCGACATGGCGCTCATTACCGAAGACGAATTTGTCTACGTCTTCAATGCTGGCGGTAAGGCGTGGCAGGAGCGCGCCGCCACAGCCGAGCGGGAGAGGGACGCTGCGGTTGCGACGTACGAGGATGAAGAGGCCGCGCATCAAGATACGTTACGGCTGTGGAAAGAAGCGGCAAACGAGCGCGACCAGCTCCGCGCCCAACTCACCGAGGCGAAGAAGGTGGTGGCGCAGGCGCGTCGAGCGCGCGCGGTTATCGGCTTCGATTTGCGCGACAAGATTGAGTGGGGGCCAAACTATAACCAAGCCGTAAAAGATATATACGATCGGTTAACAGCGACCCTCGCCGCCTACGACGCCGCACACCCGGAGAATAGCGATGACCGATAGCTCAAAGCCGATGAAGCTGCGCCTGATCATCGCCGAGATGGACGATCTCGTAGCCTGCTCCGTGGTGATATTGGATGGCGACCAACAGCTTTACCGCTCCCGCTGGTATCAAGGCGAAGCCCCGGCGCTGCTGGCCTGTAAGGCGGCTCAGCGTTGGTTCAAACGGCACGTGTCGGGCGACGCCGCACACCCGGAGCTCCCCTCTCCCCCATCAGAAACCGACAATACGATAGAGACGTGACATGATTCTTTTGTCGAAATTCCTGTTCGGTGTTTGAGGGAGGAGCCAAGATGACAGAGCAACCGTCGGTGGCGACGCTGTATCCGGCCGATGACGAGGACTTTGTGGAAACGCCAATCACGGGCGTTAAGCCCAGCGGCAAAAGCTGGGCGATCCAACAGCAACGCGGCTGGTATCTCTATTGCGGCGACGATTGCCCGATAGAGCCAAAGGTCGGAATGATCGCGCGCCTGTATCCGAGAGATAACATCGGGCGACGCATTCGCGGCCTATTCATCGACGGGCAATGTTGTTGGTATCGCAGCGAGGCTGACGACAAAGACTATCGCGAAATCCAGATGTACGGCAAAGATGCTGCGGATTGGTTGCGGCGCTGGGATGCGGGCGAAGGCGTGTGGTCAATCGAGATGGGCGGGCCCGGGCCGGGCTATGAACAGTGCATTCACATAACCTGCGCCGAAATTCTGCGCTGGTTTATCGACAACAACGTAGACGCGACGCTTTGGGACGAGAAGGACACAGCGCGCTCGATCTTCGATCGGATGGAGAAAGCGGTCTCTGAGGTTCCGGCCGTCAAGAAGCTCGGTCTATCGGGAGCGCAATGGGGCGCGGCACACAATCTCGCCTGTCAATTCTATCGGAGAGGACCGCGCGCCGTGATGCTGGATGAGCGGGTGAAGGAACGGCATATCCAGGTCTGCCGCGTGTTCCCCGGCTAACAACGTCGCCACCGCGCACGTCCTATGAACCTACGCGATGCGTCGACCGAAATGTCCTTCGAGTAAATAACAATGTTGGATCGTGACCCTCATCGGTACGGCTATGGCTGAGCCCTCCTTCCCGCAGCGCGAGAGCCGCCGTGGCTGAGCGGCGGCCCGTCTTTCGCCAACGTGACATTGATCGCGCCATAGCGGCAGCGAAGGCGGCGGGCCTGGAGGTTATTGGCGTCCGCGTAGACAAAGACGGGTTCGAGATTAAGACTGCGCCCCCAGGCCAATCACGACAGGCGGGGGCGAACGAATGGGACGAGGACTACTCGTGAGGCTGCCCTACGTCCATACTTTCCGCGACCGGCACGGCAAGGTGCGCCACTATTTCCGGCGGCCTGGTTACAAGCGGATCGCGCTGCCGGGCGCGCCGAGCTCCACGGAGTTCAAGGCCGCCTACGCAGCCGCGCTCTCGGGCCACAAACTCGAAATAGGGGAGGGGAGATCCCTGAGCGGCACCGTGACCGCAGCGATAGCCGCCTATTACCAGGACGCCTCATTCCGCGCCTTAGCGCCAGCTACGCAGAAGATGCGCCGGGCGATCCTTGAACGTTGGCGCGAGCGCGACGGCGACAAGCGGCTGGCGACCCTGGAGCCAAAGCATATCGCGTTGATGCTCGGCAGGATGAAACCCTTTGCCGCGCGCAACTGGCTCAAGACGCTACGCGGGCTGATGGAGTTCGCCGTGCGCACCCGGCTGCGGCGAGACGATCCCACGCGCGCCTTCAAGCCGGTCAAGGTCAGGCCCGGCACTTTTCACACATGGACCGAAGATGAGATCGCGCAATATGAACGCCATCATGCGGTGGGGACACGCGCAAGGCTGGCAATGGCGCTCCTTCTTTACACGGCGGCGCGGCGAGGCGATATGGTTAGGCTCGGCCCGCAGCATGTCCGTGCCGGGCGGATTAGTTATCGTCAGCAGAAAACGGGACGGGCGCTGGCGATCCCGTTACATCCCTCGCTCGCCGATGAACTCTCGCATCATCCGGCTGAACATCTCACGTTCCTGACCACGGCACGAGGCGCACCGTTCTCGGCGGCCGGCTTTGGCAATATGTTCCGTCGCTGGTGCAATGAGGCTGGTCTGCCGCATTGCTCAGCGCACGGCTTGCGGAAAGCTCAGGCGCGCCGTCTCGCGGAGGCGGGTTGCTCCGCGCATGAAATTGCGTCGATTACCGGGCATAGGACGCTTGCGGAGGTTCAGCGGTATGCTGATGCCGCCGATCAAGCGAGGCTCGCCGAGCGGGCCATAGACAAGACGAGGAAATGATGGGCTACAGGTTCGTCCATAGCTTTACCGATCGACACGGGAAAGTTCGGCACTATTTTCGCCGTGCGGGCGTCCCTCGAATAGCATTGCCGGCACCGAATTCGCCGGAGTTTCGCGCTGCCTATGATGCGGCCCTCGGCAAGCAGCGGCGCGATACCGGTCTAGCGCTTCCGCCTTTCCAGATCCGAGATAATCGCAAGAGGACAAAGCTCAGCATAGAGCGCCAACGCGCACGCGGTTCGACGGCTGGCGTTTACCTACTTTTGCAGGGAGATCGCATCGTCTACGTCGGCTCGAGCGAGGATATGCCCACGCGCGTCGTTGCGCACCGCTCCAATGGACGCCAATTCGATCGCGCCTACTACATCAGCGTGCCCGGCGCTAAGGACCGCGCGCGTCTGGAGGCGATCTTAATCGCGACCCTAAGACCGGAACAGAACCGGGCCGGGATGCGAAACCTCTTAGGGCAAACCATAGCGTCGAGTTTGCCAAATGGAGCGCAAGCCATTGAGTTATAACGGGGCCAAAATGGGGATGGCGACCCCGGCCGTTCTGACATCAACCGGGAGAGTCAGCGCCCTACGAAAGCAACCCGGCATCTGCGCGCCAAAGGCTTGCGGTTCGGGCTGGCAAACCCCTTCCTCTTATCGCCTCCCGGCACCCAAAGTTTTTAGGGCAAAGGATCGGCGTTCGACGCGGTGCGTGCGCCCATGCGCCGGGGCTGTGGCGCGGTGATGCGCGGCGGCACCTTGTTCAGCGGCATCGGCGCGCCGGAGTGCGCGGCCCCCTTCATTGATTGGCGCTGGGCTGCCGAGATCGATCCGTTCGCGAGCGCCGTCCACGCGCATCGCTTCCCCGACACCGTGAACCTTGGCGATGTGACAGAGATTGATCCCGATGCAATTGAGCCTGTGGACCTCATCGTGTTCGGATCGCCCTGCCAATCGTTCAGCGTCGCCGGAAAGCGGCTCGGACTGGATGACCCGCGCGGCAACCTGGCCCTCGTCGCCCTTGCGCTTATTGGACGCCTTCGGCCCCGTTGGGTGGTTTTCGAGAACGTGCCCGGCCTCCTGTCATCGGACGAAGGACGGGACTTTGGCATCTTCCTCGGGCTCCTGGGGCAATGCGGGTATGGGTTCGCCTACCGAATTCTTGACGCTCAGCATTTCGGAGTTCCCCAGCGGCGGCGCCGCGTCTTCGTTGTCGGATATCTTGGAGACTGGCGACCTGCCGCAGCGGTACTTTTTGAGCCCGAAAGCCTGCGCGGGGATCCTCCGCCGCGCCGAGAAGCGGGGGAGAGAGTTGCCGCCAGCCTTACGCACGGCGTTGATGGCGGCGGCAAGGGCGGATACGCAGGACGCAGGCGCGAGGACGATGTAAACCTAATCGCCCCAACGCTGCCCGCTCGCAAGACGGCGGCGGGCGGCGGTATGGGAACCGACTTTGACTGCGACGGCGGGCTGATCGCCAAGAGCATTCGGGGTCGCGCACAACCCTCGCACCGCGAGGACAGCGACACATACATCGCCGTCTTCGGCGGCAACCGCCAGTCGGGCGAGATTGAAGTCGCCACGGCGGTCAACGCGCATGGCGGGCCGCATGGCCGGCTCGATTTCGAGAGCGAGACCTTTGTCGCACACGCGCTCGATGCGTACAGCGCGGGGCGGGCAACGGAAGACGGCACCGGGAGAGGGACGCCGCTCGTCGCACACGCGCACATGGGTTCGCGTCGCCAAAATGGCGTCGCTATTGGCCCCGTGTGCCCTGGTGGAGACACGTCGAAAAGCTACTGGAAAGAGATAGAAGTAGCGCGCACCCTCGCCGTTGAAAATCTGCCCTATCAAGGCACCCGCGTCGCATATCCCAATATGAGCGTCCGCAGGCTCACGCCCCGCGAATGCGAACGCTTGCAGGGCTTCCCCGATAATTGGACGGCCGTAACCTACCGGGGCAAGGCCGCCGCCGATGGACCGCGCTACCGCGCCCTGGGGAACAGCATGGCGGTCCCGGTCGTGCGATGGATACTGGAGCGCATCGTTGAATTTGCGCGACAGAGAGAAGCCGCATGACCCCGGCAGGACGGGCATGCTGACCCCCAACCATGATTTTATTGTCGAAGCACCGCATCGGTGCGCAATCGGAGGAGTTCTAATGGCCGACGACGTGCGCGGTGGCGAGGCCGCTCCCCTGAGACATTACGCGCGAGGTCGATTTGACGGCAGTATCGAAATCGTTGATCGCCAGTTCGATTTTGTCCGGGCGATACTTCCCTATGATTACAGGTTCACATGCAGCGCCGACCAACACGCCCATGCCGAACGTATTTGTCAGGCGTTAGAAGGGCCTATGGCCTCGCGTGGCGTCGTTCGAATCGCCACAGCTACGGGGCCTGACAATCTTGGCTCCTCAGAGGGCGCACCGATGCCGTCTTTCGAGAAAAAACCCGCATGAGCATCGGCTCAACCAACCCGGAGTTCACATGACGATCGGTGGCGACGTTTGGAAGTGCTTTCACTGCGGAGAGACATTCACCGACACCGAGAGCGCGAGGTTGCATTTCGGCGACAACTGTCTGAGCGATCCCGCTTGCCAGATCGACATCAAGCAAGTGCGCGAAATGGAGCAGCTACACGCTCGCCATCTTGCGGAGGACAGCGACACAGACCGCGCTATGTATCGGATGCAGGCAGAGCACGCCGTTGCTCTGCGGTGCGAGGAAGAGATCGGCTATGCGCGTGGCCTACACGACGGCAAACGATACTGGATCGAGCAGTTCGTCACGCAAATCCTTCACGGCGACGAGACGCATCGGCAATGGTTGCGGGACAAGGGCGAGGAATTCGTTGTCGCCACCGACGGGTCGGCTGACAATCCAGGGACAGAAGACTTTGGGGATAAGGATCGGTGTTAGACAACGAACCAAGATCGTCTCGCAACCCGGCTGTGGCACGGCCGAACCGCTCGTCCGAAGAGATGCGGATGCGAGAGATTGTCGCCGCGCGGCTCCGCTCTTTCTGGCCCACGGCGCGGATCATCCATGAACTGCCGGTCAGATATTCGACCAACCGGCTCGATATGGCGGCGATCACGGAAACTGAATTGATCGGGGTCGAGATCAAATCGTCACGCGACGTGCTGGGCCGTCTAGAGGCGCAGATACGCGCTTTTATGCCTGTCACGCATCGGCTCTGGGTCTGTCTCGCCCCGGAGCACAACGCGAAACTGCCTGATATTGTCGAGGAGCGCGAGCGCTCGATTCATTACCGCCGACAATTCACTCCGGCGCAAGAGATCATCGAGCGTGTCGCGGATCGCTGGGTCGAGGTTTGGACCGTCGATGCTGACGCGGGTGAATCGTTCGGCACGCGCGGCGGGTATCTGAGCCAATGGGATCATCGCATCCCCTGGGGCGCAGCGATGCTCGATATGCTCTGGAATAGCGAATTGGCCGCGATGGGAGGTTCAAATTCTCGACACGACCATCAAGTGCGCCGCCTCGCTGATGCGATGACCGGCTGCGAGATTGTGCGCGGTGTATGCGCGGCGCTTCGTGCCAGGGACGCATTCGCGGCGGAATCCGACCCGCCGATCCGAGGCGATGTTTTCGCCACCGCACAAGGCGTGTGTCGCCTAGGTACATCGCCGAACACCGAGTCGATCTTCGAGAATAAAACGACCTCTGACCCCGGTTGAGCGCATGACCCAGGATACCGACCAACCCGCTGTGGACGTAACGCACCCCGATTATTGCCGTCATTGGGAGCCGGCAGGCTGCAAACTCGGCTTAGCTTGTGCGTGCTCATGGTTCGGCACGAAGAAACCGTGGAGAGCGCGCATCACCCCCGCTACGGGGCGCGATAATCTGGACCGGAGATGAGGGATGAGCGGCTGGATTGATCCTCTCGGAACGCGAGCATTGCACCGTTTCATTCAAGCCGAGCAACATCGGCTAGAGCCGCTAATTGCAGAAGGGTATCGGCGCTGGCCGAAAAGCCGGAAGCTGTCGAAGCTCCGCGCCCGATATGATGAGCTTGGGAAGCTCCACGCTTTAATCCAAGCCGTCGAGAGACCAGGCATCGAGCTGCTGCCGTACAAAGAACTGGTGAATGTGCGCGACCGGCATGATCTGATTGACGCGCTCGTGCCACGCGATTTGATGACGCAATGACAGCCTCGCCACCGATTGTCGAGTGAGGATCTAAGCTGAAACGATTGGCACCGTCGAATGAACTCTAGGTGAAGGGATGAAGGATGAGCGGCACTCCGCTGTATTTGCTCGGAGCGGCGATAATAGGCGGCATTATAGGCCATTATGGCGTGCCACTCACATACGACGATCCGTGGCAATTCTTCTTGGGAGGGCTTGGGCTCTGGATTTGGGGCGGCTTTCTCGATGCCCTGCTGCTACGACCTCGCCACCGATCGTCGCCTGACGGCCTAAGTTAAAATGATGGCGCACCGAAAATGATGGCGCACCGAAAAATCGCTTCGACAAAAGGAATCTCGATGATCCGCACCTTGTATGCTGCTCTTGCGATCTTCCTCTCAGGGGGACAAGCCGGGGCCGGAGGTCTGCCATATCCTTGGCCGAACCGCGATGAGGCGGCGCCCGTTGGTCGTGAAGTCCCGACGCTAAATCAAAGTGTCGTCACAAATACATCGCAGCCGAGTTGCGAGCCCGGGTGGCATCTAGTGCTCGATGCGCCGTGGGGGCCAAAGTGCGCCCGCGAACTCAAGGAGCCGATCTACAAATGACCCGCACCTTAGCTCTTATTCTCACTCTCCTATCGGCCCAGGCAATGGCGCAACCGGGGGATACTTGGTTGCCGGATTATCAGGTCTACATCGCGCCTGCTGATCCACAGACCGGAAAAGAAATTCCGAAGGGCGAGGTCGCCTCAACCGATGTCAACGAGGTCTGCGCCGGAAAGGGAGCTTATCGTAACACTCCATACTCAGGCGGAACATACAGCCAGAACCACCGGCTCTCTCAGAACGAAGAGACCAAGCGCCTCGTCATGCAGCAATCGGGCGTCCCGTGGGAAGATCGCGCCCACTACGAGGACGATCATTACTGCCCGCTCGGGCTCGGCTGCAGTGACTCAATCCGCAATCGTTGGGCTCAGCCTCGGTTCGGCACCTGGAATTCGGCGAAGAAGGACAAGCTCGAAACGCGCGCCATTGAGCTAGTATGCGACGGCAAGGTTGATCTACACGAAGCACAAAGCTGGTTCAACACGACCGTCACGCCAGATTGGCGCACCATTTATTGCGCACAGTTTCCCGATGACGTGGATTGCGCGGAGATCGTGAGGCACTGAGATGGAAATGCAATACTACACCGAGGACGGCGTTTATACCAAGAAAGAGTGGGCTGAAAAGCTCCAACGGGATCGGATCGAATTGCTGCTGGAGCTGATCTGCGACCAACTCAGCATCGACTATCCCGAAAAAGAAAAAGGCCGCCAGCCCGGTTAAAGGCCAGCGGCGCTCTCTCTGAGTCCGGTAGGGATTTGCTGTCGCAGTGATCGATTCTACCGGCGCACCACGATCTCGCCACGACATGATTCGTGGCAAACTATATCACCGGATACAGTCATTTGTCACCCTCAGAATGCCTCGCTCATCATGGCAATGATACGAATCCCATCCGTTCGGGATAAACTCGACATGGCAGCATCGAGGATCGGAGATCAGGGTATCGGGCGGTTTGGGGTTGGAACAGGAAGCGAGAGAGAGTAGGATAATCAGCGGCGCTACTGGCGTGCTCGCTTGGCGGAACGGCAGAGGGAATTATCCGGTTGACGTACCAGGATTCTCACAGTATGCTCGCAACCCATTGCGAACGCGACGATTCCGCTGAGATTGAGGTTACGCCAGAGATGGTCGAGGCGGCCTGCCGCATCCTTGGCGGATACAACCCAAAGTTTGATCTGGAAGACGCTACCGTTGTAGCGATTTACCGCGCCATGGTTAAGGCAAGGTATCGGGGTATTTCGGCCGCTCCCGAGTATGACTGGCGCGTGCCGCAGTTAGAAGCCGCCCTGAAATCCGTAGAGAACTCTGGATGTAATGATCCTTTGGGGGCGAGTGATCATCCAAGACCCGCGGCAACGGCAGTCCGCTAGGGTTGGGCATCCTAGCGGTTTGCAATTTCATACAACGCGCCGCGATTTCTGGCTGTGTAAATAGGATCGGGTCAGCGCGATGCGCGAATTGATTACGGATCCATCGAATATGATCCATATCCGCGCGCGTCTTTGGCCCATAAAGACCGAGCGCATAGCCAATCACGATCTTGCCGTGCATCGTGGTTAGCGGCGCTGTTTGTGCATCAAAGACACGCTCTTTCCAATCGGTCCCGAGCGGAATGAACCGAGTTGCTATAATGCCGCTTAACATGTCGTCTAGCCATGCGGCGCAGGCGATAGCGGCGACCCGATCGTTCTGATGCTGCATTTCTTCAAAGAGCACCGTTAGCTGAGTAACGACGTCTTCTATGTCATCCCGTAATGACATATGCTTCTCCCCTATGAGCGATCAGGGAAGTGACGACGAACAGGCCGCGCAGCGCCGTGACAAGTTGCTGCTGCGGTTATTAAAGACGCCTCCCCAGCCTCGCCCCAAACGGGAGCGCGGCAAAGGAAAGCCTACTAAGACTCGCGCTTCGCGCGCCAGCGCAAGAAAGCGCGGAGCTTCTGCTTAGTTGTTTTCGGCTTAGTCAGGCTGTCGATACAGAAGCCGCTTGCCTTGTGCGCTCGCCAGCAAGCGGGCAGCGCGATCCGCGTCCGTTAGATCGCGGGTATTGGCGCGGAAATCGAACTCGGCAAGGTAGCGATGCAAATGCGCCTCGCTGATGTTGTGAAACGTGCCGTAAACGCCGCGCTTGAGCAGCGCGAAATGGCTTTCGACCGTGTTGGTATGGATCGTATCGCGGGCATATTCGCCTAGGGTATGGGCGACGCGGCCGTGACTGGCGAACTCGCGGCCAAGCTCGACATAGCCGCGATGCTCGTCGGTCATTAGGTGCGATTTGCGGCTGGCGTGCTCGACGATGATCGCGCGGAGGGCTTTCGCCGTCACGTTGGCGACGTGAAAGCTGCGGGTCTTGCCGTCACGCTCGACAAGGGCCACGACCGGCATCTTGCCAGCGGAGCCGCCTTTAACCTTGCGCTTGGACTTGTGCTTATTGGCTTCCCTGCCGCCGATATACGTTTCGTCTGCCTCAATCGTGCGGCCTTCGCCCCCGATCGGTGTAGGGAACAGATCACGCGCCGCCTCACGGAGACGATGGAACAGGAACCAAGCGGTCTCGTAGTTGGTGCCGAGGAGACGGTGCAGCTCGTGCGCCGAAAAGCCTTTCTTACTGGACGCCATGAGTTGCGCGGCCAGAACCCATTTCGCCAAGGGAATGTGCGAGCGTTCCATGACGGTGCCGACCGTCACGGAGAACGGCTTGCGGCAGTCCTTGCACTTGTAGACGCCGGGGCGGGTGCTTTTGCCCGCCAACTTGGTAATCCGGTCTCCCATAACGCCGCAGCGGGGGCAGATCGGGCCGGAAGGCCACAACAGGCTTTCCAGATGCTCGCGTGCTGCGGCTTCGTCGTGGAAGATCGGGTTTCTTAAATCGAGTTTAGGCATGGCTGATTTGCCCTTATTTGCTCTCTACGCGCGGAATAAGCCGATCACGGATGAACTCCGCGCCGGGTTTGCTGAGACTGCGCGTTTCTTTGCTGAGTTCGTCGGCAAGTTCGCTGAGCATCTGGACCACGTCTGCCTTGGGGAGAATGTCCCGCTTGGCGAGCGTCTCGATCAACCGCGAGACAAGGACGTAAGCCAGAAAGCCAGCGTCGGGATTACCGGGTGCGTCGGGCATGACGGGGTCCGCCTCATCAACTGAGACGCGATCCTATCAAATGGCCCGTGGTACGTCAACCGGATAATTCCCACGGCAGACGCAACGGGCTTAAACCCCGCGGCCTTTTAGGGCGTCCCGGTTCAAATCCGGGAGCGAGCCCCAGTAGCGCAGTCGGCATCTATTTCCCCGCCAGCGCTTTATCCCGACGCTGATAAAATTCGGTTATTGCAGAATGTTTCAGCGCGCAGAGAGCTAGAGCAGACCGATCCATCGCCCAATAACGCTCAACGGCCCCTGCGCTCATAGCGGTACCCCTAGGAAGAGCCGCAGGGCCGCTACAAGGAGCAGACAAGCTCCCAGGAGGAGCCGCAAGCGGGTCAGCCAATTCACTGACTTTTCCCGCCGTTACCAAGGGCGCGCAACCGCTCAACAGCGCCAGAGTCAAGGCAGCTACGGCTATCGTTGACAGCACTAAGGCGCGAAATCTGGGCGTTTGCTTCCACGAGTTGTCCATTAAGAGCATCCACGTTTTTAACGGAGCCGGCCGCCCAATCCTGCGCCCATTGCAAGACTTGTTCTCGGCGCACATGTTCCTGGGCTGTTGCTTGCTCTACAGCAGCCTTCACCTTCGCTTCGCCCTCTGAAATAAGATGGGCGCGGTAGATGAAGAAGCCAGCGACGAGTGCGACAAACCCGATCGCGTACCAGGTGTATTTGCTGCCGAGAAACGAGAGAAGCAGAGTCGGCATCTACAGCTTCTTCTCGACCTTGCTGAACATCGCCTTCACCTTGGCCTTGAGCATCGCCCACAAGGTCGGGGCGTAGTGTCGAGCCACGAGGCCGCCGACAAAAGTGGCCGCAGAGCCAAGGTGAGACATCGCGAAATTGCCGATCGTGCTGAGCATATCAGTTTCCTTTCGCCCAATGCTGGGCTGTTGCTCCCGCAGCGAAAGCCCCGATCATCAACAGAAACGCATTCAATCCGTCGCCCGCGGGGAGCTTACCGAGAGCGACGAAGATCCAGATGAACGCGGTTCCGTGAACGACGGACCACAGCCCATATAACCGCGTCGAGCTAAGCTGGCTGTTCGGGTCTTTCAGGAATTCGAGTAACGTGCTCATGCGATTTGCTTGCCGTTGCCGAGGAACAGACCATCGGCGTTGAGTCGGAGCAGGAGCGTCGCGGTGTTCTTCGTGAACACTCTCAACTCGGCGTCACCCTCTTGGTCACGCGAGAACACGCCAAGGGTGAAGTATTGCAGCTCAGCCTCTCCGGCGGCATCCCAACCCGCAAACTCGAATTGACCGAGGCAGGAACCCGGAGGCGGGGGAATACCCTTGCCCGTCTTAAGGTCAATAGGGAGTTTACCTTCGCCGAGCTGCGGACCCGCATCCCACGCCGCGTTGCCGGGCCGAATGGCAAAAACAGGCTGAGCCAACCCGGATTGATCCGAGAGCGTGACAACACCGCCCGTCAAAGGATTGGTGACGGAGATTTCCGGCGTGCCTGGAGTATTCCCGGCAATGACGCCCGCCTGAGCCAGAGCGGTCTTGTCGGAATCGAATCCCATGCCGTTGTTGAACATCGCTGTAACAGCAGCGGCAACATCAGAGGCTTTATCGCCTGCGCGGACCGCATAAGTCACATCGAACACAAAAAGGTTGGGAATCTCCGCTTGCAGGATAATCTTCGTGCCGACAGGCGGGACCGAAACGACGGTAGCGATCGGAGCGGCTGTCAATACATCAGTCGAATAGAGAGTGAGCGCGTCGGGATTACCTTGCGCGCTCCCGCCCCATGATACCGTGACGGGTCCAATGTTCTGTGAGGGCACGTTAGTCGTCCACGCCTTGCGCTACCCAAAAGTCCCGCGCTCGCATCCAGACGCGGACATAGGCATCGTCAGTCCGACCCTTCATCACGTTACCGACGCCCTCGTTGTACGCTGCGGCAAATTCCTCGTAGTACGGGTCACGGTGAAGATGGGCCTGTAGATAATCCCAATCGGCTTTGTGACATTTCATCCCGTACCGCAAACCGACTTCGGGATCATACATCTGTTCCGGTGAACCGACGAGCCCTAGGTGTGCCGCGGTGACATCGAGAACCTGCATGAGCCCAAACGATGCGACACCGGAAGGTTCACGGCGATACGCATAGGGACGGAACGAACTCTCGACTTGGCACGTCGCCATAATCTCAGAGGGATTGAAAAAGCTGTTAAACTCTTGCACATTCAGCTTGTTCACCAAGTCGAGAACCTGTTGCTGTAGCGGCGTCATCCGCAGCAATCTCCGACTTCCTGCTCGCTCGCCGTCACGCCGGAGTCCTCGTCAACATGGTTCACCATTGCGGTTCTCTCGGCATAAAGCTCGGCGATCCGTTGGCTAATCACTTCCTGATCTTCGCACGCATGATCGTATTTGCGAGACTGCGGCTCGGGAGCAGGGGCTTCGTGTGGTATGCAACTCAGCTCAGGTCCGAATTGACCATTGATCGCCAGCGCCCCGCACCAGTCGCAGCGGTTTAGATAATTGGGAGAGCTGTGCTTGGCGACTTTCAATGGTGAACCGTTGGAACGCCACCATTAGCGACCAGATATCCGATAATGGTGAGCAGTAGAGCAATAACCGCTGATCCGCCCTTGACGATAAGACCTTGCACTGCCAGAAAGCGATCCCTGCACTCCGCTAAATGCTGTTTCAACACGGCATCCGTTGCCACGGCAATCTCCAGCGCGCGCGTGTTGATATGTTCTTGTTCACTCGGCATCAGCGCAACGCGCGACTCCAGTTAACAAAACACGAGCCGCACGGGGATTGGCTTGGTGACAGACTATACCGTAAAGGTGACAGAAAGGCTAGGCTTCCAGATCCCTTGCGTAACCGTGTCGGTGAAGCGCAGGCAGCGCCTTTTTCACCTTGTCGCCAATGTCCGTTCGGAGGATACGATCGGGGAATCGAACAGCATCAACCGCCTTATACACCTTGTCCTGAGCGCGAGAGATCGTCTTGCCCAATCCCGTTGCTACAGCAACATAAGGCCCGGTCGTTTCGTATTTTCCTTTGTTCATCATCACGGAGCAAAGGTGGATCTGCTCCTTGGCCTCATCGACGCCCTGGATCGGGTTGCCCTCCACCATGTCGCGCGGAACGTCGTGCTGATACGGAAAAGGTGGCTGCGCCATGACAACCCCGATCGCGACGTCATACGAGACGCGGAGGCTATCTTTGCCCTCCAGTAGATCCTTCATCCATTGCGCGGGATCTCCCTTGTGTGACGCCTGTTGAATGAACCACGCGGGATATCCCATGCGAGCGGTCCACTCGAAAAACCAACACTTTCCCGAGGCGTCAACCGCGCCGCCAAAGCTGAAATCTCCACGATGACCAAGCGTCTTTAGAATCGGCTCCATCGGTAGAAGATAGTCTTTCACCAAATCGTCAGCTTCCATATACTGACAGACGGAACCCATTTCACCTGTTGAGGGACCGTGCTCGCCAACGCAAAGCTTCTTGTGTTCAAAACACAATTGGAAGCGATCCGGCAAAAATCCCTCGGGGCCAACCCAGCCGCTTACGCCGATCTCGCTCAGGATGTCGATCTTGCGCTGCAAGATGCACTGCTTAATCTGCTTCTTGCTTGCGATCTGCCGTTTGAGCCAGCCAACCAAATCCTCTGGATCAGAGGCAACGTAGGTAAGGGCTTTGTTCTCCTCGTCACCGCCGGGTTTGAAGCACCAGACCTCATCCGACTTGCCGGCGAATTTGGCGGTTTCCTCCAAGCTGTCGAAGACATGGTATTCGGGGATTGCGATACCGACAGCTTCGGCAGCCTTGATGCCGGCCAGACGGTCCACTTCGAGCTTTGCACTGGCCAAGGTGGGGGCAAACACCGGATAGCCGAAATCTCGGTAACGCTGCAATTCATGGAGAAGAGTGAAGTTGCCGGTCAAAATCGTCAGGCCATCCTTGGCCCACTGCATTGACGCTCGCCAATCATCGACGAGCGTTATCCCCTTAAAGCCCTCCCCATACCGCTCCGGTCGTTTCGGCATGTGACGGTAGAGACGGACTGACCAACCGGCATCAGCGCAGCGCAAAGCAACCGGCAGCCCCATCTGCTCGATGTCGACGATGAGAAGATTGTGGGTCACAGCGCGTTAATCGCCTTGTCGTATTCGTTCCAATCCACCCCGATCGCTTCGGCGAAAATCCGCTCGATCGTTGTGGCGATGAAATGCTGTTTCCGGTAAGGGGCTGACGGGTGATCCCCCGGTTCGCCATCCGGGTATTCCGAGCCGTACCAGATATCGAAGGCGTCAACCGCTTCCTGCTTGATCCCCGCCGCCCGGCATAGAAGAGCTTCGACCAGCTCGTGAACCGCGAGGCAGGCGTTCATCCGCTCATCCCCAAGGTCTGAGACCTTGATGGCTAAGTGCTTGAGACCATAGACCCAATCCCCGCACGTCTCGTAACGCTGTTGACAGTGGGGAACGATGCGGATTTCAATGGCGTTCATGGATGGTTATTAACCTTCGGGAAACGTAGAGTTGAGCGAGGACGAGTTTGCAAGGACGCTCATCTTAGGAGCGGCAGCGGGTTTATTGGTTGGCCTTAAACCCGCGATAAGATCGGCGTGGCGCTGGTTCACCGAGGCCCGCCAACAGACTGATAAGCCAACGGCGGAGCCAACCGTCTTGCCGCCTCTGCGGCAGCCCTTTGTAGGAAAGGACGTAACTGAGGCGGCAAATTCGGAACCAACTGGCCGGAATGGGACAAGGGGACACCGGGATCGGTCAGCAGCTTAGAGACCTCGTTTGCCAGCGCGGGGTTTCGCGACAGCCGGTTATCTTTTTGCAATTCCCGTAGCGCCCGCAAGCCGCTCAATAGCGCACCTGGGATGTTCCCGTGCGCCAGACGCGCAGCGGCATGTCCGCCGTGAACCGTCATTCCTAACGCGCGATCCAGTCCCGAATCTTCCGCAAGCCGTTCTGCCGTCTGCGAGCCGCCCGTAACGGTGCGGCCCGTGTTGAACATCGTGCGCTCGTTTTCGATCGCCTGAATGAACCGCTCAGCGGCTTCCGGTGAGCCGATGATGACGCGCAGCTTTTCTCGGGCGGCCTCGCTGTTGACGATCGCCTTCGATTTGTCGCTCGTCAGCGCGACATTCAACAGATCTTTGCGGGCATCGTCCGCCACGCCAAGGCGGTAAAAGTCCTTTGCCCCCTCCGGGAGTTTGGCAAGTTGATCGCGCACATCTTCAACGCTGACGGAACGGTTCAGTGCTCGTTGTCCGTCCGTCAGAGCACGGATGCTCTCAGCTCCACCCGACCAAATCTCGTTCGCCTCTTTGTATTTCGGATTGAGGCGGTAGAGTTCGTCTAGGAGCGTGCGGCGCAATTGATCGACGGCCCGACCTTCTTCCGTGAGCCTCCAAGGCGGGGTTGTGTGCCGCATGTCGGCAACCATCGCGTCCAGCCCCTTCTTGGCTGCCGCGAGGAGCTTCATGTTCGGAACCGCTCCGACGACAGGATCACCGTGCTGATCCATGCCGACGACGGCGTATTCGCTGAGCCGCATCGGTCGGCCTTCGGCGTCGGCAAGATCGCGCTCGATCTGCATCCCCTTTCGGATGCCGACCTTGACGCGCGGGTTGTCGATGAGGCGCTGAATCGTCGGCGACCATATCGCCCCCGGCGCATTGGCGGAACCATCCTGTTGTGCCTGCCTGAGACGTTGAAGAGCCGATTGCTCAGCCTGCCGCGCCTCTGCCGCAATTCGCCTTTGTTCGGCGATCTTGGCGCGCGCCGCTTTGGTGGCCTGATTGGATGACGATGCCGAGTAGACGTTCCCTGCCTGAGATTGTCGGGCTAGGCTGGCATTCAATTCGTTCTCTAAACGAGCCGCCGTTTGTTCAGCATTCTTCGCCACGCCCGCAGCCGTGTTCCATTCTTTCTGAAACTGCTTTTCAAGAGGCGCGATGCTCCCGCCGGCAAAGGCTTCCTCGTAGACAGGGGCAGCCGCCTCAGAACGCTCCTTTGCCAGACCCTCGATCGTGCGTTTGACCGATCCTGTCGGCAGATAACGGGCCAGGATGGCGTCTAAGCGCCGTAGAGCGTCGCCTTGCCTGCCGGAGAAGAAGGCCCGTATGCGCGCTCCAGCCTCCCCCGTAGCTCGCGAGACGGCACCAGCGAGCCCCTGTAGCTCAGGGATGTCCGCTAGCGTCATGGGCTGGCCTTCAGACCGCGCTCCGATGATCCGACCGAGGATATCCCCGGCGTTGGCACCTGAACCCGCCGCGCGCTCCGCAAAACGCTGAGACAACAGTTGGCGAGCCTGATCCGCTAGGGATCGGATCGGCGGAGAAATCAGCCGAGATAATAATTCACCGCCCGCACCGCCTGCTGTGCCAGCGAGGCCGCCGAACCCAAGTTGCTTTAGCTTTTCTGCGGCGAAATTACCCTGCGTGACCGGCATCAGGGCATTGGTAGCAGCCCCGCCTATGGCCCCGCCTAACATGGCTGCGCCGTACCCGCCAGTCGCGGGGATCAGGGCGGCAGCTAGTGGTAACGTACCCAACGCATTCCCGCCAGCGCGCCACCAATCCGTTCCCGTCTCGCCTCTCGCCTGCCGTTCGGCTTCGATCTGCTGTTCCCGATCGGCTACGGTTTTATCGAAGGATTGCGCCTGTTGGCCCGCTGAAATCTGCGCCATCGCTTCGGGAGGAAGATACGGTGCGGCAGCAGGATCAACCGCTCCAGCATGAGCGGCGGCTTGTGCTGCTCCTACCCCTACGTCCGCAATACCCGTTCCGATACGCTGCGGGATAGACGGCGCGGGCGGGGGGATCGGCGGCAGAGGTTGGAAAGCGAACGGCTTGGCTTCTCCCCGAAGCCCCTGCCATTCTTTAATCTGCGTCCCTTGTGGGATGCCGTGGATCGCAATGGGTACAGTGTCATAACCCATCTCGTCCAACAGACGGAGACGATGCAAGCCGTCGTAATCAGTGACTTTCGCCTTGCCGTTTTTATCCACGGTCACATCGATGTGCGGCAAATCCATGATCGGTTCGCCTTTACCGATCACGCTCTCTCTTAGCGACTTACCTTTAGCGCGCCCGCCGTTCTCAGTTGTGTCCGTGTCATCCGGTAATGCCGCGAGCAAGTCAGCGATGTTGGCATTGTAAACGCGGCTGTTGGGAATTTTCTGTTCATGCAACAAAGCTGAGTCGGCGATCTTCTCACGCGCGCTTGAGGCAGGAGGAGCGTAGAAATCAGGCGCTCCCGCAACCTCGCCAATGATCTTGCTATCGACCGGCAGCTTTCCGCCTTGTTCATTGCGGATCGTCGCCTCGATCATCTTTGCAAGAGTTTTGGAATCCTTCAAATCAACCGGATCATCGGGGCCAACCCCGACAATCTTAGATGCCCGATCAATCAATGCCGCAGTCGGGTTGTTGTCACTTGGGGGCGCCCATCGCGAGACAATCCCCCGAATCGTGTTAAGACCGTGACGGTTTTGATAGACTTGCAGAAGGCGCGCGATATCGCCGACGCCTTCCTCAGCGCTCCCGTACTCGCGGAACCCCCCGGCATTAGGTCCCGCAACAACACCGGGCTTACGGATGCCGCCAAAATTGAAGTGCTTCGTCTCCCAATTATCTACTTTATCGGGCGCAACACGCGGTTCGCCAGAGACGACCCCAACGTAGGTTCCGCCGCCCGGCATTTGTTCGCCAACGCGCGGCTTTCCCGCGATGCCTTTGGGGACATCGGGATTAACCGGCTGTAGCGGATCGTTGCCCCAATCGTCGTTCACGGTTTTGTCCGGTAATAGCCTTCGGGGTCATTAGGCTTGCGATACTTTGCCCCGCTCGGGAGCGCATCGTATTCTGATTTGGAACTGATAACGGATGCTCCTCCGCTGGATTGGGTAGGCGCTCCCGTCGTCGCCGGAGCCGCAACACTACTGCCGGGATCTTTACGTTCGCGGAACTCCTCGCGCACCATGCCGGGCGCCTTCGAGGCCGCTTCCATTTCCTTCATCAACTGGTCGATTGCGGTGCGGAACTGGCCCTTGCTCCACGCCGCATCAAGCAACTGTCGCGCGCGCTCTTGAGCGCCTTCGGTCGGCGTACCCGTTGGAGTCACAGCTCGGGCATAAGCGTTTAACAGCGAATTGGTTGCGACACTCAAACGAATGACATCTTCCCCGCCCGTGCCTTTTTCGGCCGCAAGCAGCAGACTATTCAGCGTCGGGAATGACGTGCGATCCACCTTCTCCGAGGCTTGGAGAGCCAGAGGCGCAAAGGTTTTCGCTTCGTTGAGCGCCATGCCCATCTGAGCGGTGCGGGTTCCCAAGGCTCGTTCACCAGCCTTCAGCCCCTCAAATTCAGCAATCTTCGTCGCAATCTCAGCCCCGGATTTTCCCTGTTCGGCCATCATGCGGGCGACTTCGCCACGGAGCTTCACGACGTTTTCGGCTCCCTGAGCACCGCGCCCGAGGTTCTGGAAAACCGTTCGATCGCCCGCGAGGTATTGTTCCGCCATCGTATGAAGCGTGCGATCGTCCAGAAGCGCGCCGGCACCCTGCGAAATCTTTGCGGCGCCACCTGGCGTATACGGCTCGCCCGTCATTGTAGTGGCCTTGGCGGTAGCCGGGTTATAGCGATATTGCTGATTGTTGCTCGGGTCGGTTAGGACTTGCCAAGTACCCTCATCAGTTTTTGTTCCAACTTTACGAACCGACTTCGGGTCGATCAACTCAACTGTGCCGCCGATCGTCTCATAACGTCCGGTATCTTTGTTAAGGCGAGCAATTTTGGTGACATCTTTGCCGTTCGCATCGGTAAAGGTAACATCAACCTCATCACCGTATTTCGTGCGATCATCCTGCCGTTCCGCGCGCTTCTCAGCCGTCTGTTCTTTAAGATACTCGCGGCCCGGCTTCCGGCCCCTTATGATGGCTAGATTGCGCTCTGGATCGAAATCATTCTGTACTTCGCGGTTCCCCATTGCCACCAGATCTGACGGCATCCCGGGCCGCGCCGCGAACTTCTGCCAATTCTCGCGGCGCACATCGTTAGCCGCTTTACGAGCGTCTGCGTCGCTTCCGCCTTTGGCCTTTACATCATCGTAAGCGGCCTGAGCTGGAATGTTGATTTCCTCAAGCGATTCATCGGCTAGTTTGTTCCGCATCTCCATCGCCTGTTTTGCGATGTTTTGCTGATGGAGGTACTGGTTGCCAATGGCCTCCTGAAACGCGAGAAAGTCCTGCGGGCTCGCCTGCCCGATCTGTGACATCGCCTGTGGTGTCGGCAGCCCCGTCGTCTGGTTTAAGTTCTGCGGGTTGCCAAGGATCGAGCGGAGCTGCTGATCGGATTGAATGGCTTGCCGTGCGGCTTGCATCTTCAACGCCGCATTCTGATTTTGCAGCCATTGCCCGATAGAGCCGGGAACATCAATTGGCGCTGGAGCCTTAGGGAGAAGACTCGTCCAGTCCATCATCTGCGGCATTAGTAGCTCCCGCCGCCAAAGTTGGCACCACCAACATCACCAGCGAACACCGGCCCGGTGCCAAGATAATTCGGGTTCAAAAAGCTGTCTCCGCCAGTAATCGACGCGAGAAGCCCACTCAAGGCCCCGTTGTTGCCGCCGAACAGGTTATTGATGCTGTTCCCGATACCGGAGAACGGATTGCTGGTTCCGCCACTCCCGCCCATTGGGATCGTCCCGCTGCCGAACAGATTGTTGATCGCGTTGTTCACGCCCCCGGTAAAAGCGTTTTGCGCGCCGATCTTTCCGGCTGCCAAAGCACTTCCCCCGAGAATGGCGTTGTTTCCGGCTTGAGTGGCGAAGTTCTGTCCGAACGTACCGAGGTTTCCAGCGGCGTTCTGTCCTGACTGACCGATGTTGCCAAGCACCTGAGAAATCGTGTTCCGCTGATTGGCAATGTCCTGGTAGCGCTGCGTGTAGTTACCTAGCAGTTGATTATAGATGTTGTTGTTGGCGTTCGCGCCGAGCGTGTATCGATTCACGTCCGCGTTGTAGAGGTTCCAATAGTTGTTCTTTGCCTGCCCCCAATTGTTGAGAAGGTTATTGTAAATGTTCCAATAGTTCTGCGTACCCGTCGCCCAGCGGTTCGCATTCGCGTTGAACACGTTGAACAGGTTGTTTTTTGCTTGCGACCACGAATTGACATCCTGGTTGTAGAAGTTCCACCAGTCCTGGTTCGCCAGCCCCGCCGCGTTCTGCTGCAAGGCTTGCGCGAGATTGCCCGAGATGCCCTGCCGTCCAACCGCGCTGTTGGTCACAGCGTCTTTCATTTGCTCGAGCTGGTATTGATACCCAGGCGATTGAGTGAACTGCGACCGAAGGTTTGGGTCACTCGGAGACGGCGGGGGACCGAGAGTTGTCCCCGTCAGCGCCAGGAGCGCCGGATCTTCTATCGTTGGAGGCCCAGCTAAACCAAATCCGCCGTTCGCTTGCGCAATCGACGGATCAAACGGCGACGGAGGCCCGCCCAATGTCGTATTCGTCAGCGCCAGTCTGTTCGGATCGGCCGCAGCGGGAGGCGGCACACCAAACGGCATCCCCGTCACGTTGCCGATCGTGTTGGTGAGCGACTGATCGAGCGGAGAGGGCGGCCCGCCGATCTGTTGAGAAATCGGCTCTAGAAATGGGGTGTCGTTTACACTCCCATCGGGATTCACGCCGTAATACGAGGCAAGCCGGTTGGCCGCGGTCGTTCCCAATTGCAGGAACGGCAGCATGTTCGCCGAAGTCTGGTTGAAGATGTCCCGCTGAAGCTGCGTCGCTTGCGCTGCGGCCTGGGCTTGCGTGTTGGCGGCACTCTTGATGGCATCAGCTTGGTTGCTGCCGCCGATGATCGAGCCTATGCCGCCGACCAAACCGCCAATGATACCGCCAATAGGCACGGAACTTCACTCCCGCGAAGGGAACAGCGGCGTCTCTCGACGGCGCTTATAAACGGGTGACACTATACCACATTCACCAGCCCAAGTTCAGTCAGTTCCTCGGGCGTGATCTCGTGCTCCTCTAAGATCGCTACCTTGTCGGCGCTATGGAGCGCGTGGATGCAGTAGAGCACCGTGTTGAGTTCGGTCGTGAGGAACGAATGCTTCGCGCCCGCCTCGATGAATATCGCTGTCGGGGCCTTATAGACACCGAACGGAATACCGTCCTTCCACGCCTTCACTTCGCCCGACGCGACAAAGGTATGATGGTTCCACTGGTGACTATGCTGCGGAACCAATGTCCCTGCGTTCGGCAAGGCAATCTGCCGAACATATACCCCATCCGTTAGATAGAACTCGACCAACTCAGGATCAGGTAGTTTGTGCATCACTCTATCGCCGCACAGGAGACGTTCTGAATTGAAGCGGTGTGTCCAACGCCGCCCGTCTGAGCAGCCACGGCAGCATCAATCCAAATCGCCGTGCCCGGCGTTAATCCCGTCGCCACACCAGAAATCGAGAACGGCTGCGTAAATGTCGAACTCGGGGTATTCGTGAGAAGGGCATTGGCCCCAATGGATGTGCCCGTTGACGCCGCACCGTTCACAGGCGCGGTTCCGGCGCCAAATTTCAGAGCAACAGAAACACCATCCCCTGCCGTCGCTTGAACCATATTGCCGTTGATGGCAATCCTTAGAGCGGTTTTCCACAGCGGAGTAATTGTGCAAGTGGAGCCAAGCCCCATCATTACGGATGTCGCGGAAGTCGTGCCCGTAGGATTTGACGGAGTACCTTCCAGCGTAGAATCGGCAATCTGCTCAGCGCCAGACCCAGGGCACGTCCCCGTCAGAACGCCGCCGCGATGCACTAAAGCAGCGGTTCCGGTTGGCGTGCTTCCGGTCCAGCTCCCCGCATTGATGATAACGCCATTGGTGTCCGCGACGCAGGTGTTCGAGACTGTCCACGTCCCATCGACAGCGATGGGATTGTTGATCTGAATCCGTCCCGCGCCGCTGACACTCAGAAAAGCGGATGCCGTACTGCCCGAGTTGTTGTCGGTAAAGTGATTGCCGGCAAGAAGATTGGCGGTCGCGTTGTCCCCAACGCTTATGATCGTGCCTGACGGGGTATGGTTGAAGATCGTGTTGGAGATATCGACGTTGCTATGTTGACCAAGAGAAACAACGGTTACTGAGCTGACCGTAGGCCGCAGCGTGAACCCATTGATCGTGATAAACCCTTTGTCTTTACCAATGAACCCGCCCGAGGTTGTCGTGATGTTGACGATCACATTGCCGGGAGTCGAAGTATCTCCGGTGAAGGTCAGGGAGTTTTGTGCAAGGCAATCGGTCGTCACCGTCGCGGCATTGGTGTATGTGCCGTCCGCGACCAAGACCCCCGTATTTGTGTTCCCCGCATCGACTGCAAAACACGCCAAATCTGCGGCGTGTTGTATCGTGGCGCACGCCCCAGAACCCGACCCGAGGCAATCGTTACTATCACTTCCTGTGGGGCTGACATTAAACACCGCCCCATTGGCACGCCACCGACCCGGCTGGCGCTGAGTGACCCATGCTCCATTGATTAGCTTGAACTCGGTCGTCTGGGTAGGCCAAAGACACGCATTGTTTGCGCCACAAGTCTGCACATTCGAGATGGCGAGATCGCTTGGTAGACCGGCCCCGGTGAGCTGCTGTGCGCGCCCGGTATTGGCGTTCTTGACAACGATATCACAGGCCGTGGGGAACCCTGTAACGGCCGGGACGGTCAGCGTGGTATACGCTCCGGTAAGCTCGACTGTGTTGCCGCAATCCGCCGCAGCCAAGGTGTAGTTGACATTCTGGATGTTCGGTACTGTTGCCCCAGCAAAGTTGTTGACGTTATCGACCGTCCAGAAGGCATTTGTCGGCGGGTCCGTGTCCGTTGAAGGGGAAAAGACAAGCTTGTATGGAACACCGGGAGGCATCCAGATTTGCGCCTCGCCCCGAGAGTTCAATATGATCGGGTTCGCATTCGGCGTTGAGCCGGTGCTGTCGGTGTATGTCGCCAGCTTAGTGGTCGTCCCGGCCGTATAGCTGAAAACCTTGCAACCGGAGCAGGCGTTCCCGTTGTTGTCCACAAACCTTTGAACCGGCAGAGGCGACAGAATGTCGGCAGCGTGGGCAGAGCCGGTTAGTGACAGAAGTGCGATGACGAGCGCAGCGATAACGTGCCGCAACGTGCGACTCCACCAAGGGACAAGCGCGCCTCACGGCGGGCGGTGACAAAATATAACACCAAATGATTGGTGACGCTACGCGATCCGAAACGCGCTGATCGTCGAATCCTTGCCGGCACCACTACCGTTCGCCAGGATTTTGCCGTTGGTGCTGAGCCAATCTCCAGCGGAGATTCGCAGATTGCCTGCCGGGTTGGCGATGAACCCGGACAACGGTACGACACAAGCCCGGTTTACCGCGCAATTCACCTGGGCACTATCAATGACGGTCGTACCATCCCACAGCTTCACATTGTACGCATCGACCGAGGTGGAAAAGAGCGTCACCTTGCCGGAGACCCACCACGTCCCGCTTGTCCCTTGGGCTATTGAGGGACCATCAAAAAACTTGTTGGTGTCGGTTAAAAGAACATCGGCAGCGAGGGAATTGGTGATCGGCGATCCCAATCCTGAGATATCGGCAACACTGAGCTGCCCCACCGTAACCGCGGCCCCGTGTGCGTTTTGCCGGAGAACCTGATGCGGCCCCCCGGTCCCCGACAAATCCGATCCAGTTCCACCAGAGGAAAGCCCTAGAATGCCACTAACGGCGATGCCGGCCGTGCGAAGCGCTTGATAGAGCGATTCCCAATAGCGATACCATGAAAAGGCAGCGACCTGACCGCCGGTCCATAGCGGTGTCCCGGAGGGCGGCGGCTGGATGGCAGAGGGCATTAGTTCTCGTTGATGACGGCGCCACTAATGGCAACCGGGAATTGATCGGTTCCCGATATCTCATAGATGCGATCGAGGCCCGTGTTTGTGCGCGTGCTGCCCATCCTGCGGAACATCACCCGCATCGCCGTCTGTCCCGGCTGGCCTACGGCAGCGAGCTTTTCGTTCGACCAGTTATGTCCGCCATCATCTGAAAAACGCATCATCATCTGCGGACTTGTTCCATCGGGAACCTGTATGCCCGTCATCATGTCAATTCGCAAGGAATCGAACCGCAGGGGTTTATCGACAGGCTTTGCCGTGGCCCGGAACGTCCTGAGCCACTTTCTCTGATCCCCGTTGTCCGTGAAGGTGTTCATGTCAAGAGTGTAGATGTTGCCGTTTCGGTAGTCTCCGACATGGGTTTGCCCGAGAAAAAACGCTGACTGGTTGCCGTAATGCCGATTGAATACCCCATTCGAGAACGCCATTCGCTTGTGCCAGAGGTGTACCCCAAGAATGGCGCTGTCCGTGGCGTCATACGCCCAAGTGACATTCGCAGAGGGAAAGGCGCAGATGTAGAACTTGTGGCCCTCCATCTCCTGCGTCCACGCTATCGCGTCCGAGACCACGGAATAGGTGTTGAGTTCCGCTTCGACCGAATGCGTCGAAATGCGGTGATCCTGCGTCCCCTGAAGCATGACGAACGAGCGTCCGCCCTCCCGGTTCTGCGACAACCAGAACAGGGATTCCCCGAGTTGTGCAACGGACTTGGGCGAAACGGTCCCTACCTCAAGGTATACCCCATCGCTTCGCCCGAAGATAAAACCCGGCGTCGCAATGTTTGACCAAAGTTCCGTGTTGAACTGTTTTATGACCCAGACGTACCGTTTGAGCTGCTTCGGCGCGACAATGTTATCAGGATCTCCCCCCGCCTGGCCGAAGTTGAGAGCATTGAACGTCGTCACGTCGTTGACGTTGCTCTGATAGAAGTTGTTCGATAGCGGCTGGGTAATCAGCACAAAGCCGTCTTGCTGGGTTGGAACGGTTGAGCAGAACACCGCCAACTGAGCACCGTTGTCCTCGATCCAGTAATTCCCATCCCCCACCGCAGGACCGCCAAGGCCATCCGTTGAGAACGGCAGCGTGATCGCGCTCAAAGAGCCCGTGTTCGGACTATAGCTGTAGCCGCGACATGTTTTGTCCGTTCCTCCTACAGAGCCGATCAAATCCACTTGGTAATCTTGCAGGATACGGTAAAGGCTCCCGCCCGAGACAACCCACAACTGCCCCGTGCGGGGCCAGTAGTGCATCGCCTGAATTGGGCCGTTCCCGGCCGTCGCCCGTAAGACAAGTCCCGGCGTGTGATAGAGGGTGCCGATCTCCTTGCCCTGCTTCCCGTCAATGAGCGCGGGAAACAGGTTTATGCATTGTGCATCGCTGGCGTTCGGAGACCGGGAGACATCAAACCCGCCAAAGATCGGGGCGCGCATCAGTACGAACCTTGGCGCCAGTCCCAGGTCTTTTTCGGGGAAGCCACAATGGCGGGGTCAAAAAGCGCGACGTTTTGGCGGTAGTTGAGGCGCTTCACTGCCGCCTTCGCTTCGCCCGCACGCTTCACAAGCAGAGGGTCAATCGGCGCTTGTGTGAAAATCGACTTGATCTGCAACGCCAGATTCAGGGTAATCGCCAGATCGTAACCAGGAGGGAAGGTGACGTTCGTTGCCAGATTGGCGAACTGCGTGAACGGTAGATCGCTGTCCCAAAACAAGTTTATGTTTGTGTTTGGAGTCGGGTAGACGTTGATTTTTCCCAATGGGAATTGAGGGTCATAGAACATCTGCAAGACGATATTGCTTGTCACGTCGAGCAGATTGCCGATCAGGTTCCATTGGTCCTGCGGGATGACATCGACCATAAACCGCTGGTTATTCCCCGGCATCATACAGTAGGCCGCGCCGGGGCCGTACTTCACCCGGTCTGGGCGAGTGAGGTTAAAATCACCTCCAGTTCCGATCGTGTAGCTGTTTTTGTTCGCAACCAAGGCCCCGGTCTGCTCGGTCAGGGCAAAGACTGTCAGCGATTCGGTGCTCCATGTGTCGAGCATCTGATTAAGACGACGCAGGCATTGCTCAGAATCGGCATCGCTCATCGTCTCGCCCGGCGCATAAACGCCGAGTTCGATGATAGCGTCGTTGATATATTGCTGAGCAGAGGGCACTTATGCAGCCTTCGCGCTCTCAAGCGCGGCGCGAAGCCTCTTTTCACCCCAGCGTTTGTCGTAGGAGATGCCAGCCTCGGCGAGTTGAGAACGAAGGCGCTCGACCTCGCTAGGCGCCTCCGCAACAACGCGGTGCGGGGCACCATTAAGCGTCACTACCTCGCCCACATTCGGAAGCTGACCCGCCTTCCACGCGCGAAACGCCGCCAGCTCGTCCGCGTCAATCTGCGGTTCGGGCGCTTGCTCCGGTTCCTCCGGCGCATTGGGATCAACCCATTTCTCACCCATAACGCGCTCGAATTCTGCCGCGTCATTGACGATCTGCGCCTTTGCGGCCCCCGGAGCTTTGACCCACATTGGAAAAGGCTGCGGGATCTTGTCCTCCAACAGAGAGCCGTTATCTAGGAGCGTTCCCCGTTCCGCCTTGTCGAAGGCGTCCGGATCGGTCTCGCCAATGCGGCGATACCCCTCAGTGCGCAGCGCTTCTTCTTCATGAGGACTGTTGGCAACCTTGGGGGGGTATTGTTCCGGTTCGGTCACAATGAGAATGTTTGTCCCAATCTTGACGCCACTCGGGGCAGTCATCTCCTGCCCATACACCGCATCCTTATGTTTCGGATGATACAGCATAACGGGATATTCGCGGTAATTGGTATCCGGGTTCGGCATTGCTTCGGTGGCTCCGATATAACCTTGTGATCTGTAATACTCTTCCTGAGATTCGTTGTTTACCATTACCGGGGGACGAAGAGGCGGTTGCCCTTGTGTAGGATCAAACGCCATACCGGGAAGGGCTTGCCCAATGGACACCGTAGCAGCGCGGTGCTGTGGGTGACGCATTGCGAACGGATAAGTCGTCATGCCGCCGCTCCCAGCAGTCGATCAACCGCCATGCGAGACTTGGGCATCTTCGCCGCGATCTCTTCCGCGCAACTCACCCCGTAGACTCCCTTCCATGTCTTGCCGCCCTGATGGGTCAACGGAATGGATGGGTCAACCCAAATCTCGGCACCCAATTCCATTCTCACCCGATCGCAGAAATGAATATCCTCGCCGCGCCAGTCCCGCATTTCGTGCTGACGGCCAAACGGATCGGTCCAGATCGGGGGAGGGTTGATCTTGGCCTTGAAGGAGCCCGCCGCGAAAATGTCGTACTGCCACTCGATACCCCCAAACAAATCCACCTGTTCAGGGAACACATCGGATCTGGCGCTCAGCTCCATCATCACCCAGCGCTTGATCCGCATAAATCCGGTCGGCCCCCAATTCGCCTGCAAATACCCACGTTGCTCGATATAGTGACCGTCTTTTTCGGTGAGGTTCACCGGCCATTTCAAATGCCCTGCATCATCTGTTTTCAACGGGTAGAGCCCACACACAACGGGCTCGGGGCGCTGGAGAAATTCAAGGATTTTCTGAGACGGCCAGTTTCCTACATCGTCATCAAGAAAGAACAGGTTATTAGCTCGGGTATTGTTGATAAACTGCGTCGCCCCCCGGTTCCGCGCCTTATCGACAAACGCATCCCCCCTCAACGTGTTGAACATGAAGGGGATGCCGCTGTCCTTTAAGAGACCATAGGTTTCCGTGTAGGCGATGTGAAACGCCATGTCGGGCGTTCCGCTTTTCGATGGCACGCAGAACATGACCGACAGCGGGTGCGCCGCCATTTGCGCAAACGCTATGTCGTTCTGGTCCGTCATATCTTCTTATACTTAGGCTTTGGCGGAAACGCGATTTTCGACATTTCGTTCGCAACATACTCCGCGTAAGTCATAATAGCATAGGCCGCGATCTCTCTGGCTAATCGGCCGCGCTCTTCTGATACCGGCGTTGAATCAAACCCGTGATCTGACAGAAACTGGATCAGCATTCCCTCTGCCGCCATTGCGGCATGGTCGATTGCTACCATTGGTGTCCATTCAAGCCTTTCGGCCTTGCCTTCGCTGAACTTCCAAATGTGAGTTACCATGTCGAAGGCGTCACCAAGACAGGCATGTGCTCTGTTTCCCCAGCCTTCTCCACCGCCGGGAAAATCGCCTGAGCGTGCTTGATGGCCCTGTCCTTGGCCCTCTGATACCGCTCAGGGACATCTCCCACCGTCCCCATGCCGGCAAACCCTAGGCGGACATTATCGTTGATGCAGACCGAATGATGCTCGACGAGCTTGGCGTTGCGCTTCAACAGATCCTTGCGCCACTGCGGTTCGTCCATCGCGTCGATGATCTTGAACGCCAATTCTCTCCGCTCGAGAACACACACATCAAAGAATGTCGCCCAGACCTCGGGCTCTCTCATGCCCTGTGTCCAGGGCTGGCCGTTTACCGATTGTCGTTTGGACGTGTCGATTCTCACATCCGCGAACGAAATCCGGTCAATGAGTCTCGCGATGTCATCAAGCCAATGGTCAACAAACCAATAGGGAAAATACGGAGGATAGAGATACCCCATCAGATCGGTAAGTTTCCGGGTGACGGCGTTGATCCCCGGAAATGACAGATTGGCCCACCAATTGTAAACCACCCCGATCCCATCGGGGAAAACTTTCGCAGCCTCCAAAATCTTCTGATCAAACCCGTGCGTGATCTGAGGAGCGTAATCGACCATGACGAGATACACGTCCGCATCCGGGTACAGCTTCAGGACGCGGTTGTACTTCTCGCCTAGCGTATCTTCGCGAGGCTCAATCGACACCTCCACCCCGACATCCCGCACGATATAGTGCGATCTCAGCGCCTCAATCGTCGCCTCATCGTCATCATCGACCGAGACAACGAATTTGGTGTCGAGACTGGTGATATTGCCCAAGGTGCGTTCGATGGTCTCTCGAACGATCTCGGGACGGCCACGCGTGGCGAGGTTTATCGCGAGGGTTCGCATCAAGCGATTTCCGTCCTGCCGCGTTCCCAAAATGCTTGTCGGACCTGATCGCGTTCCTTGCGGGCTTCCGCTAGTTTACCGAATAAAAACAGGAAATCATCTTGGATATCCCGCTGCCACGCCACCTGACAGTTCATATAGGCCACAGCGGTCCATAACGCCGCCTCTCGCTCATCGGCGGCCTTGAAACCATCGTACATGAAAGAGGTCTCCGTCACGAGGGATGTCATACTGCCAACTTATAGTGAAGTTAGATGACAAAAACAACGCCCGGCACGAGGCCGGGCGCTGTACCACGCAGATGGGCGAGTCCGCATGGGAAGGTGAAGGCTCCCCCGAGACCTTCACCAATCGGGGCGTCTCACGACGGCCCGAACTGTTATGCGCCAGCGATCAGACCGAGGCTGACCAGTGCCGCGCGCTTCGCCGCAACGAGGGTTGCCATCTGCTGCAAGGCAACCATGCCCGGCTGCACCCACGACGTGCTGCGATCCGGGATCGGAAGCTGGAAGCAACCGACCGTGTAAACCTCCGAGGGAGGCGTAATCGAAGACGTCGTGATGTTGGCGAAGTTGATCGCAATCTGGTTCGATGCCGAGGCACGGACGCCCGCAATACCCAAACCGTTCGTCCAAGAGGGCTTGTTGACCCACACCGGAGTTCCCGACAGAACACCCGTCACGGTGAAGGACTGCTCTGCCGTCGTCTGCGAAGCTACGGCAGACGGGGTCAGCGTGGCTTGGTACAGAACCAGCGGAGCCACCGGAGCGGGGCGGTAGATCGTCACACCATAGACCTCGTTTGCCGTGGGCGTCGCCGATTGGCCCGCCGCGACAAAGGTAATCGCCAGCGAGTTCAGGCCCGAGACGCGATAGCCGACAATGCCGAGATTGGCTTGCTGCGTCGGCTTGGTGATGCCCTCGACGATATCGCTCGTCGTAATGCCCGTCAGCGTGAAGCTCTGCTCGCCCGTTGCCGAGGATGACGAGAACCCCACTGCTGCTGGAGATGCGCCGTTCGCCATCTGAGCAACCATCTTGTTGCTCACCGCGTCAACGCCCGACAGGCTGATGACGGTGTAGCCCTCAGAAGCGGTCGGAGTAACCGACACGCCCGAGATGTTCGCGAAAGTGATGCCGAGCGTGTTGTTCGCCACGGCGCGACAGCCGACGATATCCAGTCCCGCCTGAACCGTGGGCTTTTGCACCTGGACCAGTTCGCCCGCGCGAATGCCCGTCACGGTGAACTGCTGTTCCACAACAGACTGAGACAACATGACGGAGGGGGACAGCGTGGCGACGAACTGGCCCATGTTGCGCATTGCAACCACCGCGTAGGACTGCGCGGCAGTCGGGGTGATCGTCGCACCCGAGCCTTGCGTCCAGTTGGCAAACGCCACGCCGATGCTGTTCTGGCCCGTGACGCGCACGTTGCCCATACCCAAGCCGGCCTGAGCCGTGGGCTTGTTGACAAAGAGCGCATCGCCCGGCGCGGGAACAAAGATCGCCGTGGACGGCGTAACCGTCATCGTCGATTCCGTCACCGTCGCGGTGTTCATCGCGGTCGGAGACTGCGTGGAAGCCGCGGTGAAGATAGACCCGCCGATGTTTCCCCTGGTCAACGCCGCCTGAGCGTTACCCGAAGGCTGCACGATCGGCGGGTTCCCGTAGAAGCCGATCGGATCGGACGAGCTGTTGCTGTAGCTCTGACCGGCCGGATCACCGTTCGAGTGCTTCGTCGGACCCGGCGTCAGTGTCGAGAGAGGCATTCCTTACACTCCTTTACGCGGCCTGATAGATCCCGCGCGTATTGCCGGGCTTGACCTGTTGGATCTCTGGGTCGGTCCAACCGTTCCCCTTGCCTTCCAAATTCGCCTTGTTGATCGTGTAGACAAAGAATTCACACAACTCTTTCGGCCCCTTCGGGAAAACCGGTATGAGCCGCTTGCGCTCGTCCTTCACATACACTTGATATAACCGCTCACTGACCGGCGTAGATTCGATCGGGCGAGGCGCTTTCGGCATCCGCTGGCCCCACGGATTGAGGGGCCGAAAGTCGGGCATCCCCGCAGGGTTGCCGCCTTCAACTCGAATGCTGGGCTTGAGACGTTCTGTCATCGGTTAGCCCGTCAGACGAACGCTCAGCTCGGGGTAATAGCAGGCGGTGCCCCAGAGCACATCCAACCGGCACGGGATTGTGTAGTTCGTGACATCAAAGGCGCGCACGATCGCCATACTGATGTTGCGGTATGTCTCGCGGGCCGCGAAATCGACACCCTGCGGCAATTCGAGAGGCACGGTGACCAGACCGAAGGCATCGCGGACAAAGCCGAGGTTCTGCGGTAGGACAGCGTTCGCCGCGCCACGAACCGAAATCGACGCGAGGTTGGCCGGCGAGCCGGTGACGGTCTGGTAAGCGCCAGAAGTCGTGATTGCCGGATAGATCGGGATCGTAGCGTTGCCCGAGGCGTCCGAATTGACCTGAGCCGTCACGACGAAATTCGCCAGCACGTTGGTTGACTGGCGGGACATCGGATTCACGTTGTTCACGCCGGCCACGGTGAACACATCGCCGACGTTCAACAGGCCCGTGACACTCGGCGTCCAGCCGTTCGTGACGAGGTTGGAGCCGGTCTGGTTCGCGCCGTTGACCACCGGAGTCCCCGAATAGTTGCCCACCGTCTTGTTGGGCACGTTCGGGTCCATGTAGATTTCCATGTTCGCGATGGCCGCGAGGAAACCCTTCAAGGCGGGTTCCGCAACCGAGCGGACATAGAGCTGGGAGAGCGCGGTCGCCATCGACCAGTTCGCGGCGGGACCGAGAACAAGAACGCGACCATCCTGAGGGACGGCCATCTCGTCCATCCTCTGCCCCACGGAGGCGAGGAACGAGAAGTTGTTCGGGGTGGTGCCCGGCGTGCCAACTTCGTTGAACACGGACGACCAGTTGGCGGCAACGCCACGGTCGATATCGTCCGCGAGAACGGCGGCGGCGGGCTTCAGATACCGATCCGAGAACTCCTCGATAACCAGCGTGAGTTCCTGTTGCGAGAACAGGAAATCGACGTGACGCTGATTCGAGATCGTGATCGAGGTCGTCGGCTCGGTGATGTTCTGAATCGACAAGCCCGGCCCGTTGGTGACGGTGAACTTGTTCGGCTTGCGGATCGTCAGCGTGTTGCCGATCTTGGCAAACTGATTCTCAAACTGACGGTTGACCTTCGCCGCGAAAACCAGGTTGTTTTCGAGGATAACCAACGTCTCCTTGGTCAGGATCGTCGGTGTCAGAAGCGAGTTGCTTGGCACTTGTCGGCTCCGCACGCAGAGGCATTGAGAGCGCGCGATAAGCTCGCGCCTGCCTGCGTACGTCGCCACGACGCTCGATCCGTTACCCGATCGAGCCCTCGGCTATAATCCGGCCGATGCGGCGCCTGTTTAACGTCAGAGGCTCGACGTGCGTACGTCGCCACGATACCCGATTTTCACCGGGCTACCTGCTTTGCCCCGCAGTAAGGGTTAAGACATGCGGCTACACTAAGTGAAGTTTGGCGTCAAGTGCTTTTGTCACCAATTTAGTTGGCCCGTGTCCCGACAGGACCGAGCGTGCTGACTCGGCTGCGCTGCGCCTTAATCTCCGCCTCTCGGATCGCGTAATAATCATTCTCGCCCGACTCGTTGCCGAGGCTGTATTTGTCTGGTGTCGTTGCAGCGGCTCTTGTGCCGACCGGCTTGATCGGTTCCGGCAGTTTGGGAGGAGTGACGCGGGGCGTTGTTGCTTGCGCTTCGATCTTCGCCTCGAATTTTCCAAATTCGCGCGCCAGCAAAAGACCCTGAGTTTCGGGATTAAACGTCGAGAGACGCTTCGCGTCCTCGGGGTGCTTGTGCAGCTGGTACAATAATTCGGGACCGTTTTCGTGATCGAGCACTAGAAGCCCCACAGCGGGACTAATCAGCCCTGACCGCTCCGGCGCGGAAACAACCTCATTCCAGTCGGAATGAGCCTCGGTCGCCTTCTGTGCGCCCGCATTCCAGCGCTCTATGATGGCCTGCTGCTGCTGTTCAACGCTCTGAGGTTGGTTCTGAGGCTGTGGCGTCTCTGTCGGCTTTGCGGCGCGCTCGTGCTCTGCCCTAGTCGCGAGTTTGGCGTCCATGCGGCGATCCAAAGCCCTGTCCTGCCATGCGTCGATCGCCGCATCGTAAAGGTCAGGATTATCAAATTGAGAGCGTAGCGGCTTAGGGTCGGCGGCTTCTTGTTCTGCCAGGACTTGCTCAGGGGTCTTTGGCGGCGGGGGCTCGGCGAGCTTTTTCAGAGTAGGCAGCAATTCATCAAGTTGCGCCGCGAGTTTGTCCGCTCTCTGTGTCGCGAGCTGCGCCGCCTGTACCGCTTCGTTGCGTTCTCTTGTTAGATCGGCGAACCGCTTTTTGATTGGCGGTTCTGTGCTAGTAGCCGGCTTCGCCTCACCTTCCGCGCCAGCCTCGCTCTCAGCACCTTCGGTGACAGGCGTTTCGGCTGCTGCCTCGCCCCCGTCTTGTGTTTGTGTCGCGGCATTATCAGGGCTCGGTGACGGTTGCTCGATGACCGGCATATCGGACGTTGCCGACAAAGCCGGACGGGTTTGCGTTAGAATATCAGGCTGGTTCAAATCGCTCATGTGCTATCAATTCGGTGGTGAACTCGGAGGATTTGCAAGCGCTTCCCGCAATTCAATAACACCTTGCGCCAGTTCCTGCAACGGGCGCCCGATGTCACTTACGAGTGACGCTTCGCGCTTCTGGTCAACAGCCGCCATCTTCGCCTCGAATTGCGCCACCACATTGAGCAGCTTTGCCTCAAAGTCCTTGGCGATCTTGTCAGCCTGTATCGCACGGTCGGCGTTTTCATCCGTTAGCTGTTTGGTTAGTGCCGCCTTTTCCATCGTCAGCGATTGTACTTGCTGCTGCATCGAGGATAGCAAAGCCTGGATCTGCGGCGGCACGTCTTTCATGTCCGGCTGAATGAGGGACGGATCAATCTTGCCGACCATGATAGCCAAGCGTTTAGTAATTTCATCGCCTCCCGGCCAATCCTGGTTCTTCGCCACCAAATCGGCAATAGCAGCAGCAAGCTGCGGATACGCCTGACCAAACGCTCGCAGGAAATCCATCATCGACTCCGCGGCCTCGATCCGCTTCGTCGCGTAGGATGGCCCCACAGTGACAGCAACGCCATACTGTCCGAACGAGGGGTTGAAGATTTGCATGGTCTTGCCGGTTCTCTCATCCGGCCGTTGGCCTACGGCTTTCCCAAGGTTCGGGTCTATCTCGACCCGCTCCTCCTTGTCGCCCTCCCGTAGAATGGTGACGATGCGCTTTCTCTCGTACACCTTGGGGATCAGCTCAAGAAACAACTCTCCCGTCCTGCGGAGCGACCGGGCGAGGTTATCGACGAGGTGGAACGTTCCAATGTCACCAGAGCGGCGAAGCTCTCTCAGAGCCCGTCCGCTTTCATCATAGACATGTTCTTTGGGTGACGGGTCGAAGCGAACACCCGTCGTGCTCATCAAATCTTCGTTCGCGCCCGCGGCAGCGGTTACGAAAGCGGCCGGAACCCCGGCGGGTTGTTGACGCTGCGGAGGCGGGAGCGGTGGCCCGTTATACCCATCCGGCAGCGGTCGGTAGTGAAGCGTCGGAACCGGCTTGTTGTTCGCGACCTTCCACTCGTTCTCGTACCCCTCATCCTGCCCTTCCGCCATGATGAACGGCGCATTGGGGACGAGAGCGATAGCCTCCGCCTCCTTGGTTTTCCAGAAATTCAGCGCCCGTTGTGCATCCTTGGCATGACGCACCAGCCCCCACACAACCGATTTGCCTTCGATGTTGATCTCGTCGCCTATGATTTTAACAATGGGAACGGATTCACCGGGCCACGGCTTTTCGTCCAGAACCTCAATCGCCGTCACCTTGTACCAAGTGACGGTCGGGCAATCGACTTCTCTACGCGAAATGATCTGCTCGTGCATCTCCGGTAGTTCATCCTCCCAGCCGACAAACCCGTTGTCGAGCATGACGGCTTCGCGCTTTTCGTACTCAATCTCGTAGTATTCCGCGACCCGAATCGAGTCTTGCGTCACCCAATTTTTGAACGTATCACCGGCGCCCGCGTTCATATTCCAAGAGATCGGCTGCGCATCGGGGTACTCATCGTCAAAATCCGAGCGCGTCATGTTTTCGGTGATAAATCCAAACCTCGCATCAGCTCCGGTGGGGTCTTTATGGTCAGGGTCCAGGTACACGCTAAAAGCATTGGGGATGCGCTCAAGCCTCAATTCTTGGTCAAAGGTCGGCTTTCCGGGTTCAGGTTTCGCATATTGCAGGATGATCCGCCAATATCCCCAGCCCTTCCGGGCGGCGCTCTCATAGGCTGTGTCGTAGGCAATATCCGCCGCAGAATCGCGTTCGATGGCCTTGACCAGCGCGGCCATCATCTTCGCGCCCTCCGGGTCGCCGCGCTCTCCTACGGGGCTGTAATTGATCGCTGGGCGGTTCTGCCGCTGGTCATTGGTGACCTGGTGAACGAGCGTCGGAAACTTATTGAACGTCAGGCACGGTCGCTTGTCGTTATTCCTGTCTGCCACGACATCCGAGGGCCACTGATCCCCGGCATAGAATTTGTCATCCTCCAACCCAGACTTTCTCTGATCGCTTTCGGCCCTCACGCAGCGGTCAAACCGCTTCCTGATCTTAGCCAAAAGCTTGGCGGTTTCGTCACCTGACCTCTTCTTGTCGCCGGTCTGGAGTCGACTGTCTTTGCTGCGTTCATCCGATGGCTTGGTCAAATTCGGCCCAACGCGATTCATCGACGAATCGACACGCGGCATCGAAATTTCGCCCGAATCAGGGGCTTTATCAACCGCGTCAGCCATCTAGTTCCGGCGCGGCGTGTATTTATCGCACCAGTCATTCCGGTTTATCGTGCCTTGCACGATTTCACAGGTGCGAGAGTAAGGCTGAAAATGGCGACACTTCCCGCATTTCTCGCCGGAGCTCGGCTTTGCGGGGCCGTAATGAACTTCTGCCTTGGTGAACTTCTGCTCAGGCATTGGTCGCGGCAGGAACCATCGAATCGGTGAAAGCAATGGTGTCGAGAATATCCTGAGCTGCCGAGAAGTCTCCCGCAGGAACGGGGATTAGAACGGCAGGCAGATCACCGGGCGCTACCGTTGGACTCGCGACCGCCGCCTGCACGATCGGCGCAATGTTTGCCACTTCGGTCAATACCGTGGGCTGAGCTGCCGAGGGGGTTCCCGCCGACGAGACGAAAGTTCCGACGTACTGGTTGCTGTTCTGACCGAAGCCTGTCACCTTTACGATCGTCTGCTTTGTGATGGGATCGGTTATCTGCTCGATTTGATACGGGGCGGGATCAGCCATGTCAGGCACCGTCCTCTTCGATTACAGAACTCTTACACCGGATCGCATCGGCTCGCGTGATGTGGCGATGGCCACACGAATAAACCGGCATCAGCTCTTCTGCCGTTTTTTGTGCGATCACAACCGCAGCAATCTGGTCAAGCCGCCCGCGCATTTTCGATAGCTCAGCGAGCAGAACATCCCAATCGGTCATCAATAGCCCTTGGTCTTTTTACCCGATGCCGGCTTTTTGATGCCCTTCGACACCGCCCCGACCTTCACCTGCTTGGGGAAGTTGCCGGGCTTCTTGCCCAATCCCGTCGTGATTCGCTTCATCTTCATGTGTCACCCCTTTGTGTTGGTGTATTTAGCATACTGTCACTCGATATTCTAGCGCTAGCCTATTCACCGACCAGCCCTTAACGGGATAGGAACGCTGCCGAACGCGGCTCATTCGTTATAGATTGAGGCTGTCGATATAGTCGAAATAGACCTTCATCTCCGCCCGCATGTCAGGCATTTGCTCTGCCGCGCGAGTCGCTCGCTGGCGCAAAATTCGGCGATCTTCGTCGGTCCAGATCAGCGTTCCCGGTGGAGGGTGCCGCAGAACCACAGCAGATCCCACGGGATCGGCCACAGCGGACGAATGGGAGCATAGCTCCACTCCCCGGAACCATCGGATGAGACCCAGGAGAAATGCGGGCCAGGATAATTTCGCGACCATCGCGGGCAGATCTTTCCTCCAAACAGGTGCTTCATGCACAAGGCCCAGATGAGGCAATTCGAGCGGGGCGGAGAGGGCGGGGTCACTGCGCGACAACCTCGATGCACCCGACAGTCGGAACGCCAACTGGCGTTGCCAAGGGCTCAAAATCGAAGCTGATGTAGCCGTGATCGGCAGTGATGGTGCCTTGGACAACCACAGCTTTATTAGCGCCCCCCGCATTAGCGAAGATGTCGTAGCCGCTCAATAAAGCCACGCTCTGCGCTCCGGTGTTGAGCGTCAGATTAAAGAGGCGCTGCCCTGTCGTGTTGCCTTCAATCTCGGCGAAGTCGATGTAGTATTTGTAGGACCGTCCTGCCTGTAGATTGTCGGCAAGATACTCGATGCCAGCCTCGTTAAAATCGTCGGACGCAATAACGCCCTTGCGCTGTTTCTGGTAGCATCCTTGCTGCGGCGACGGAGCCGGATCAGCGGTTGTGTTAATGGCGGTGGCAGTCGAAACCGTTGTGCCGTCCGCAGGAAACCCGCCCGCTGGGTTGCCGTTGTTGTCCGAGGTAGCCGCACACCCGCCCGTCAATCCGGAGTCTGTTTGTCCAGTCCCGCCGGGGTTCGTCGCCCAGCATGTCGCATTACTCGCAGTGAATGCCGAGATCAGAAAAATCCCCGTCGCGTGGGAGGCTAGCGATGAGGTGTTAAAAGTGCTTGTCTGTCCCGTTGTCGTGGCGCCAGACAGCACATCTTTGAATGTATAGGTGTTCGCCGTATTGACGCCGCACTTCGATGGATCGACCGCTATCGTTTGCGCTCCGGTTGCTGCGGTCTGTTCATTGACGGCCGCGATTGCGAGATTGCCGGTACTGAGACGCTTACAGTAAATCTCGAAAGTCCCAGCGTTGCCGTATCCGTTGGGCGTCTGCCCAAAGACGCGACGGCCGCCATAGACCCAGGAATCTTTCAAAATACCGATCAGGTCGGCATTCTTCAGCGTCGCGAGTTCGGTTGCGCCCAAATTCCGCGGGTCGCAGCCCAAGACCCACGGGCTGCTGAGAACAGCCGCAAGGATCATTTGCGATACAGCTTCATTAGTGTTGAGCGACCCGCCTGTGCCGTTGTTGTTCGCCATCAGGTAGTCGATATCGGCAAAATGATAGGGGCCAATCACGCCGGGATGATGCACGGCGGCCCACACGTTGTTCATTACCTGACCGGATAATCCTCCTAAAAAATCGAAGCTTGTGCCGGAGCAAGTCGTGGTACCAACATCCTTCGACAGCCGCCACGCCGTCCCGGCGCGGTTTCCGTAAGCAAAGGTCTGGGTATAGCCGTTGAAGGTTCCAGCCGAATAGCCGAACATATCAATATAGGGGATACCAAATCCATCCAGCGTCGTTTTTGCCGCCGTGAAAACCGAGCGGCCGCTGGCTATCGCCGTCGCGCCTGAGAACAGGCCGCACCCATCGATCTTTATTACATCGAACCCTTGTGTCTGAAAAAAGAAAGAGAGATCGCTGTTGATGGTTCCTGCGCCCCAATCCTCACTTTGGCAGCCGATCTGTCCACCATCGCGATAAATTGCCGGATGTTGGCCGTTCGCCTTGATGTGTGACACCATCGTCGCGATACTGGTGAAATTGGCGCTCGCGACGGGGTTGCCCCCACTGCGGGTTACGGTGTTTCCAGTCTGAGCAGCCCAACCTTCATCAACTCCGGCGATAACCGGACCGCCCCATGCTGCTTGTAAACCTGAGCTAACGAGAAAGTCTGACACCGCTTGCATATAAGTCTGCGTCGGCGTCAGTCCTTGCGCATAGAAGCTGTTGAACCCGGTATACGGAACTGCGGCAAGCTGATTAAAGTCCGGCGGCGGCACTACGATCCCGGATATGGCCCCCATAAGGAAGCAGGCGATAACGGCCCCCAGGAACAATCGCCGCATCATTTCTCTACAGTCAAAGTGCAACTGGAACCGCTCGCCATGTTCTCGCCGTTGTCTAGCTGGAACCGTAATCCGACCACCTGCGCGGAGGCGGTATAGACCGCATTATTTGCCTCGCCAGCAAGAACGGTTGCTCCGCTGTTGGCGTGGAAATCCATTGCTTCGACATGAACCCTGTTGCTTGATTTCAAATCGGCGATGCTGCCTCTCGTGCTGGTTCCACCTGTATCCGCGTCGGTAAACCCTACGCGCGCGCCGTAAGTGGCGACCTTATCTTCAGCGCCAGCAGGGCTGCCCGCAGACGAATAGACCACTTCCCATAAATAATGACCGGAAGTCGCGTCCCATGTTGGAGTTGCGGGCGTGCCTGTCCCCATTTGAACGGCGAAGGTTCTGCTATTGGTAGCACTGCCTTTGATATTGGTGCAGGTGAACGAATAAATACTGTTGTTCAGGTTGACAAAATCGAACGTGGCTGTCGCTCCGGCGGAGCTTATCGTCTGCGTACAGAGACCGCCGACAGAGGCGGTAAATCCGGTTGGACACGTCACGCCGCCGCCGCCGCAAGCGCCGCCGCTATCAACAATCTGCCCGTCAGTTCCGGAAAACTGCGCGCAATGAGTGCTTGTGATCGCACCAGTCGCGATTGCAACGTTTCCGGTATGAGCCGGAATCGAGGCCGTGATAGAACCGAGCGCTCCCGTGACCGGCTGTAGTGTGATCGTGCCGCTGGTTGCGTTGCCCATCGTAACGCTGCCCGCCGTCCCACTGGCGCCAAGGGTCAAGGCGCCTGCGTTCGCGGTGGCGTTGGCATCGAAAGACGGTGCAGCGTTCGCCCCCGAAACGAGGAGCTGATTAGCGGTCGATGTCGTGACCTGCGTCCAAGCCCCTCCTGCGGCAAGCCCCGACAAGACGCCGTTGGCCGCTATGGCCGGAACCGTCGCGCCTGCCGAGATATTCCACTTCCCCGAAATCGTGCAGAACCACGCCGAGAAGTTTGCGGTCGAGAAGGCTGGAGAATTGCCGCCGGCCGAGCCGTTGTTGATAACGTCTGTGCCGTTTGCTGAGAACGTGACCGTGTTCGTCCCGCTGACGGAACCCGAGTAATCGTGCGCACGGAAGCATTTATTCGCACCGAACGATGCAATCGACGGCATCGGAATGGTCATCGCGCCACTGATTGACGTGATGTCTACTTCACGGGAGCCTGCCGGGATGGCAGATTGCGTGCCTGATCCGGTGTATGTCGTGGGCGTTGTGCCGCCATCGACGCCGAAGCCGGTTGAGGATCCAGCGCTTCCGTTTGAGGCGGCCGTGATCCGACCGTCTGCCGCAACCGTGAGATTAGTATTTGTGTAAGAGCCGGGCGTAACAGCGGTATTAGGGACCGATGTCGCAGCGATCGTGCCCGATCCAGACGCTGCTAGACTTGCGCCGGTGCCGACTACCATCGCTGCGGTAGTGTTCGTGCCAGCCGTCAGCGACGAAAAGGCTGAACTTCCTCCAGGGAAATTTAGACAGGTGTTGAGGTTGCAGTCAAAACTTAAGCCAGACAGACTTGATGCCGTGCTGCCAAGCGAGACGCCCGTGGTGCCGAGCGTGATGCTGCTGTTCGCCAGCATCGCGTTTGAAATGCCACCCGCCGCGACATTAAGCGTATTTGCCGCAGTGGTCAGCGCGCCGCCAAGGGCAAGCCCACCAAAAGTGCCGCTATTGTTGTACTGGATTTGACCGTTGGAGCCGCCCGGCGCTCCCCCGGTCGATCCCGGTACGGCACCCGCTACGAGCCACCAGTTTAAATCTTGCTGTGCTTTAATCGTTGCACTCTGTCCAGCCGCCAACGCCAGCGAGGTTTGCGAGTTGCCATTAATGTAATGGGGTCTCCCCGCATCATCGCCTAACACTTGAAACGTAATCGTACCCTTGTTGATTGGAACAAAACTCACGGTAAAGCCGGGGAAAAAGAATGGTCCCGGCGCCGGCAGTTTCACCGTGATGTTGCCGGGATTCGTGAGAATGACATCCCAGCAATAGTCGTTGGTCGAGAGCGTGTAGACAGAGGCTCCGGTATTAGTCGATTGCGTTTGAGAGGGGCAGGTCGGTAAAGATTGCGCAAAACCGGGGGAACTAAGCGCCAGAACTCCGATCAGCCAGAGACAGAAGCGAAGCATTTGGTTCCTGTGCCGCTGATCGCCGTCACAATCGCGGCGAAATACTGAAAAGGAGCTTGCGCTGTCGTATTGGCCGATACCGCGTTGGAGCCGCCTTGCTGGCTACTTGCGGCCACCGTCGAACCGATGTTCGTGAAGGTTAGACCGTCATTCGACCCGAGAAACTGCACGGTGCATGACGGGCCGCCTGACGCATTCTGCGCAACCACCTGAAAGGCTTGGTTGGTTGAGGGGCCGCCGGTAGCGGATTGAACTGAGGCGATCGTGTTCGTGCTAGACGCGGCTTGCGGGCTTGTCTGTGTCGCCGTCGCGCCGTTGAGATACGCTCCGTTCTGAAACCCGCCAATCAGCCAATAGACACCAGCATGAGTCGGCAGTGACACGGAGAGAGCAACAAGAAAGGCAAAGGCTGCCGCGAGCCGCTTGGCGAGAGACGCTACGCCTGCCGGCCGCACGTCAGCAGCTCTTGGTTCACTCGGTCGGACAGCGCGACCGTTGAGAAGCGGGCAGGCTAACCGCATTAGGTGACACTCAGTCGTTTGTCACCTTGTAACACAAACACTTCACCAGTTCAATGTCACTTCACCCATCTTTACCGTTGTCGAAACGCGCGTAACCTGATTGGGGAAATCCGGGGGCCATCAACGTTTCAGTGGGAACCGATTCCAACACGAGCCCTGATTGGCGGCTCATGTGACCCCAAATCACGGTACCGCTATTGGCATCTTCAAAATCTGTCTTGAAGGCGTCCTTATAGGCGCGCTTGAACGTCTCTATGACGGCTTCGCGGGTGAAAGCGTGCGCCTCAAGTTTCATAACCCACATTGTATCTCTCCCGGTTCTTCACCGCGCTCGATCGCTTGTGTCAGTTGGTGAAGCGCGTCATTCTTTCGATCCCGCCATCCCTTTCCGCCAGGGTTCGGGATGATGGTGAAGTGCGGTTGCTTGCCGGGTTCGGATACACCGATCCAAGCGACCTCGCAGCCGTGCTTGACCGAATACGAACGGAACTCGCGATAGGAGAGGGTCACTTTTTCTTTTTCGCCGAGCGCCGCTTCTGATTGAGGGCAGCAGCGACCGCCTGCTTCTGCGGATATCCCGACGCCTTCATCTCGCGGATGTTCGCCGATACCGTGGCCTTGCTGGTTCCCTTCTTTAAGGGCATCGGCTCGCCCCTCCCTCAATGACCCGCACCGCCGCCCTCGGGGGGGCGAGTGTTTCAATATATTTCATCTCGCCGATGATCCGATCCGCACTCGGCAAATCGGGCGCTTGGATCAATCGAGCCGCCAGCCTCTTCAATTCAGCCAGCCGCCAAAGGTTCTGCGGTGTCATACCTTCTTCCCCCTCCGCTTGTTACGCTTGTTCAAGATCCCCCGCACCATCCGGTTATGCTGCGCTTTCACCTTGGCCGCGCTTGGCTGGCCCGCCATCGCGTTGTAGAGACAGACATCCTCGAGGGTGATCCTCACCACGCCATGCTCGGCGATGAACCGATCAATCAAGGCAAGCTCGTCAGCGCGGGTCATTCTCGACTTTCGCCACCACTTCGGCGATCATGCGGGACTGTGGCATATCCTCTTCGCGCTTAACCCCCGTTTCAGCCGCCTCTATCGCTCTGACAGCCTGATCCCAGCCGACCCACATATGCCCCTTCGTGAAGCCGTGCGTCAGCTTGTCGTAACGCCAACCAGCTTGCTTCATTGCCGACTTGATGTCCGTCGCTTGCATTAGGTCCCCAGCCACGCAGTCCCCGGCTGATCCCCCGCCCGAATGACGGGACGAGCCGCTTCGACTCTCGGTTTGAGCCTCGGAGCCTTCACCACCTCGAGCCCACGCCCTAACAGCGAGCAAACATCAACCCCATCATCGTACCGCCCCGCCGGAAAGCGGGTGAGCTGACCGATCAAATCAGCCCGGTGCGGCATGTTCTTTTGGATAAACACCTTCCCCATGCTCGCCAGTGCCTGAAACGGCCTGCACCGCGTTGGCTTATCCGATACGCTCGGCAACCACTCGATGCGGCAGTGAACATTTCGCTCGTTCATGCGTCTCAGCATGTAGGGCTCGACTGACCGCCTGATCGGTCCCGACTCCCCGAACCAACACTGCGGTTTATAAGTCCGAACCATATCGCACTGCCGCTCAATCCACCTATCGGCCGCAGTCTGGTCACGCCACCAATCATGGATATAGACATTCGACCATAGATCCACCGCGAAAATGCCGTGCTCGGTGTAATCTCCCGCGCCCTCCGTCACCGCAAAGTCCGACGCCCCGTAAAAGTGGACATCCTGCGGGAGCTGGTCATACTCGCCGAACCAATCGAGCTTGAAATAGTCCCCTTCCTCCGCGGCCGGCTGCTGCTGGTAGAGCGCGTTCCACGCTCTTGTATCTCGCTTAGCGTCCTCAACCATTTCCTCGGTGAACCATTCAGGCCACAATCTCTGCCCAACCTTCCGGCCCAAGGGATCGTTCGGCATCGCCTCCATCGGCAATTCCAGCAGATGCCACCTTCCCGGCTCCTTTGTGAGCAACCGTCCGGTCAAATCGTCCTCATGCCAGCGTGTCGCGATAACGATCTGGGCGGCTTCCGGCTTTAATCTGGGCCGAAAATCGTTGACGTACCAATCCCACTTGCGCTGTCTCGACAACTCGCTATCCGCGTCCTGCCGGTTCTTCACCGGATCGTCGATGATCCCCAAATCAGCCCGCCGACCCGTGATCGACCCCCCCACACCCGCCGCGTAATACTGCCCGCCTAACTCGGTTTCCCACCGCCCAGCCGCTTGATTATCGGGCGACACTCCTACGCCAAACACGTTTCGATGATCGGGCGAACCAAACAGGTTCCTTACCCGTCGCCCAAAACTCTCCGCGAGTTCGTCCGTGTGCGAGGTGGCGATGACCGACCGCCTTGGATCACGACCCATGTACCACGCCGGGAAGATGCCGCTGGCGTACGTAGACTTCGCACTACCAGGCGGCATGGCCACAAGAAGGCGAGCAATGTCGCCGCGCTCAACAGCTGCAAGATGGCCCAGCAACAGCCGATGATGCGCCGCAGGACGAATGCCGAGCTCGAGGTAGTCAATGTACCGTTCCAGGCTTGCCTTTGCCTGTCGCCTCGCCAACAACTCCGTCGCGGCCTGTGCTGGCGATACTGACGAGTTCATCATCCGTTAACTCGCGCGCGTCCCGCCTTACCGTGTGATCGTGCTCCTGCTTCTCCCGCCACTTACCAGATTGCCGATTGCGCAGCCACAGTGACGCCGCAGGCGTATCCGGCGGATAGTGCTCGGTATAGGGCGCATACACCGGCTCTAAGGCACCGGCCGGCATGAAGATCTTCACCGCCGGGTGGCTGTAGCCCATCGCCCTCTGGTACAGCCGCTCGGCAACGTTGGCGTCCGCGATCTCTTTGCCGCGCGTGATGGACTCAAGAAATTCGGGATGTGCTTTCTTCCACGTATTGAGCGTCTGTTCGCTCACCCCGAAGAAATCGGCGAGCTCTTTATCCGTCGCGCTTAGCAGACAGAGCTTGTACGACTGCTCTGCATACTCTTTGCGGTATGACGAGGGACGCCCCGCAGGCACATTACCCTACCGTCACATCCCCTTCGGGGCGGGCGCACGCTTATGCAGCGAATCCGGTGTATCGCGACCCAACGTCAGCGGCTCACTCGGGGCCGTCGTCTTGATCGGATAGCGACTCGCCTGGCCCGGTCGCGAAGAGGTGCCGGCGCGGGTGTTCTGAGAGGCCGAGCCGCCCTTGCTGGGCTTCATCGACGGTGAACCGGAAATCGACATGTCGTAGTTCCTTGCACGTAAGCAACGCTATAGCTTGTGAGAATGTACCGCTTTTGTGGGCGATTGTCACCTTGTTTTGTCACCAAACAGGTTTGCTGAAAAATCGTACTTTGTTACAATTTTCTTCTGGACATAGCGCCGTAGATATGCGACACTCTCATTGTTGGTTCGGTATGGGATCGAACCTCAGAAGTCGGTAAGGAGATCGACATGACAACATACTATCCGGAGATGGGCGAGAAAGCTCCGGCCTCGGCTATCGTTCACACCTTCCACGTCATCAACAGCACATGGGCCGCGCGCTGGCTGCCCGAGAACGATGCCAAGGTCCGCGAGTTGTTCGCCAGCCTGCGCATTCGCCCGCGCCGTTTCGAGCGGTACGAGACGATCCACGGCACGATCAAGTGCTCCGCCCTCATCACCACGGCCGCCCGCTCCAAGCTCACCCGCTGCGCGTTGGCCGCTAACGAAACGCTGCTCGATTAACCGCAGCATAAGGGGAGGATCGGACCTATGACACGCGACGAGCAAATATTCCGGGGCCTTGTCTCCTACGTGTGGCCGCTGGCGGACGCAGAGGACCGCCAAATTCTTGACCGATGCGGTGATGGCGACAGCATGTCGAGTTGGCTGCTCATCGAATTGGCGGGCTACGCGCATCGCGGCGACCTGGCGTCTACCGTCGTGAAATTTGGAACTAGTTTTCCCGAGGCCATCGCTGAGATCGCTGGCATCGTTGCCGCCAGCTCTCGCCTGTCTGCGGGGTACGACGACAACGCCGCGATAGCAGCCCATGATGCGACTGTGCGGCGATGCAAATCTATGCCTCCCGCCGATGTGCTACGAGAGCTGAACTGGTCTGAGGGCCGCATTCGCGGTGAACTGCCGATCGCTATGGCCGCGCACGCTGCTTGGTGGGATGCCAAGACCGCTGCAGAAAGCGAAGAAATCCCGTGACCCACCCTACCCCTCGCAGCACCTCCGTCTTGCTCTCCCGTATCGGTGAATTCATCATCGGCTATGGCTGGCAATCGGAATTAGCCCGCCGCCTCAATGTCAATACCCGTACCGTTCAGCGATGGTGTTCCGGTGAATATCAGCCCCATTCGGGACACTGGAACGATATCGCCCAAATGGTCAGAGATCACCGCAATTCACTCGACCAAAAAGCCGCTAACCTATTGAGAGATATTACCAAACTCTCGGCGGAATAGCTATTGGATTTGCGAGCGCTTCCGCCTTCGTGTTCCATCACGCGACCCGGCTCAAGGCCCGTTCCGTATCCCCGATGATCAGCAAAGCCCGGACGAGCCTGGCATTGGCATCGACCTCAAATCTCGCGATCGGCAATCGTTTCCCATTGGGTGCCGTTTTCGTCGTCACATAGGCGAAGTGCTGGCCCTCGGGAGTTCGCGTGATCCGAATATCAATCCCCTTCAGATTGATCAGCTCTTCCTCGTCCATCATTCTTCCATCCCGAGCTGAGCCCGTGCTGCCAATCGGGCTGCCTTGCGAATGCGCCGCCAGAATTTGCGCTTCACCCACGACCATTGCCCGGCACGCGAGCCCAATATGCGCCGAGCGCGGCGGCTCGACATATCGCATTCATCCCCGCCAACGGGCCGATCCCTTCCAACCGTGCCACCGACGGGGCTTATGAGGCTATGCGAGTTGTCTAACACCGATTCTTCCCCATCAACTTCCGTCAAAGCCGAGCTGAGCCCGTGCTTGTGACATCTCTTCGGGCGTCCATTCTCTCGCTTTGACACCAAGGGCTTGCGCTGGTGTCTGAAAACCCTTCAGAGCTTGTTGCCCAGCTTGGCTATTGCGCCATTCTTCAGCCGCTGCATAGCGAGCCATGTTCCGCGCGATCGCATCGTGCCGGTCGCTCCATGAGGTAAACCCAACCGAGCGCGCGTAATGATCCCGCGCCATTGAGGCAACATGCTGATCTCGGGTACGCTCGGCGATCTCTCTCCGCTTCCGTGCAATCGCGGCATCAATGAGCCCCTGATTGTACCACGCACCATCCGGATCGCACGGCGAGGTCATCTGGACAATGCCGAGATAGACGCACCGAAACGCGTAGACATCAGCGTGCCATTCCCATTTTTCGGCCTGCGACAACTGCGAGTACGGGCGGCGGTCCTGTGGGCCTGTCGGGTGTGAATCCGGCATCCGATTTTCCTTCTTCGTCAAGCCAGCGCTGTTGATTGAGCCACGTCGCCGGGTGAGCGATGAATTGCGGTTCAGTATCCGCTTTGGCCGCGGAAAACCGCCTCATACCTTCAACAAGCTCAGCGGCCGAAGCTAGTTTTCGGGCAACGCGATACGCTTTCCGAGCTGCGCCCTTGCCTATCTTCCGAATGCAAACCGGCCAAAACAGACTTTCAAACTCATGCGCAATCGCGGCGTCAGCCACAGGTCTACTTCTAGGTTCAATGGACGGTTCTAACTGGTAGGTTCTTGGTGTCGCTTTGGCGGACAGGGGGGTATGCTTCTCCGGTGACAGGGCGTATCCCTCCTGAACCACAGGCGTGTCTATCCGGGATACAGGCGGTGTCTTTCCGGTTGACACCATAGACAAACGGTAAACGCAGGATGTTTCTGAGCCGTCCTCCCGATACCGCCTTTCGCGCGCAATCAACCCAGCCTTTTCAAGTTCGCCTAGGTGTTTGTTGACGCAGGATCGCGTCAGGCCACAAACGTCCGCCACCTTGGCCTGTGACGGCCAACACACCCCGTCAGCGTTCGCTATGTCTGCTAACACGATTAACACGAGCTTCTTGGTGCTAGGCAAAGATTGCGCCAACGCCCAGGCCACAGCCTGAATGCTCACAATGTTCCCCCGAATGTGCAAAAGGTGCAGTCTCAACCTTGTGAAATGTTCCCCCCGAGATACGCTAGGTCATGCCGCTATCCTTTCCTCAACGTCCCATTCGTGAGCCAAAAGCCAGCGGACCATCCAGTTCACAACCGGCGTCCAAGCCATTCTTTTCACTAGCCGACCGGTCAACGCAAAATAGGCTTCTGTTGGACTCACATCCCTCGCGCGCCAATACCGACGCTGCTCGTCCGCTATTGTCACCGCTTCTGCATACCGCAACATGAATATACTCCTGAATGTTCTTCACCCTCGCGGGCTATTTAATCCACAAGTGAAGAAACCCGTGGAGATTAACGAACTCTATGCCGCCTCCGGCTTCTCAGAGGGAGGGTGATATTTCCGCTCCCGTAATTCGTACACGCTGGCGAGGGCGCGGGAATCGATGAAGATCCCCCGCGCAATTCTCGATTCCATTTCCGCCAACCAATCTACCTGTCTCAGGGTGAGACACCGTTCCGGGTGAAGCCAAGGGAGAGATTTACAGGCATATTGCGATGTCATGCGTTGCTCTTTTCGTCGAAGGACATTTCGGTGTTCGACCGCTCGCCTCGTTCCATAGGAAGATTCGCTGTGGCGAAAAGCGGCCCAGCATCGCTCTTGCGGTTCCGGTTCTTCACGGTGACGGAATGCCGCCCCTCGCCCTCATAGAATGCCAACCGCTCTTTGATGTCGGCGATGTATTGTGCTTCTCGTTCGATCAGAATGCAGTCACGCCCGGTCGCTAAAGCTGCAACCCCCGTTGTCCCGGAACCTGCAAACGGATCCAACACCAATCCGCCAGGAGGCGTAACCAATGGGACGAGCCACTTCATCAATTCAACGGGCTTCACGGTAGGATGACGCGAGCCCCAGCGATCTTCTTTGTCGGCTTTGGCGCTGTAGAAGAAACGAGCCGCAGAGCCGCTGTCACCGTGCGGCGTGGCGACCTCTTGCTCGCCGAAATTGCCATAAATGCCATTGCTCTTCTTGGGTAGCTTTGGACGCTCGTATAACTGCCCCGGTGCATCCGGAAACCCCTCTAGCACTTCCTCGCTGCCGTCGTGGCAGATGTTGGCGGGCCAGCGGCCTATATTAGGATCGAGGTCGTGTATTGTTCCGTCGCGAATACCGCCATTATAAATGTGCGGCATCTTATTCTTTGAGAGCGATGCGGGGACACCACGATTGGTGCCAATCCGACACTCATCCACCTGTAGCGTTCTCTTGCCTCCTGGCTTATAGGCCAAGACAATCGGCTCGTAGGCTGGCTTGAGCATGTCCCGGCGTTTCGGGAATCCACTGCCAAATAGCCACATGATGCAGTCTTGAATGATGAACCCGGCATCCTCGATTGCCGTTGTCAGACGGTGATAGGTCCGCGTTCCCCCAAAGGCGACAAGGAACGCACCGGGCCGCATGACGTTGGCGATCGTGGCCCATGTCTTAGGCTGAAATGCGATGTCGCCGCCGTCCCACTGTTGCCCCATAAAGCCAGAAGCGAGCCGCTGGTAATGATTGGTCCCGTCGCTATTGCGTGGCCCCGGAGCGCCGAACGCGCCGCCAAAGCGCTTCGTCATGTCCGTTAAGTGATAGGGCGGATCGGTCACAACCGCATCGACAGTCGGGAGATGCGGGGCGATCGCTCGACAGTCACCGTGATAAAGCTCGGCGCCGCCAAACCGTGCCACAGCGCAACCCGTGTGAGATCTTGGCTCGTTGTCTAACACCGATTCTTATCCCCCAAATGCCCGATGAAGGGCCGCACACGCGAACATGAAAGCAAATGGCGCAATGGCTAAGAACGCACCCCACACCGTTGCGCGCCAATCACTCTGCATCCACCACGGTGAGGGTTCGTTCTTCACAAACGGCGTTGATCCTGTTAGCCGACAATCGGCCTGCATATCCCCTGTCCCTGACTCACTTGCCATGCTCGGCTTGATGCAGAAGGTTCAGAAAGTCGTCGGCATAGAGGATGGTCAGCCAGCGGCGTTTCCCGTTCCTCCGGTGAAACACAGCCGGCATAGATCCAACCCGCGCCTCCCCTGCGGCCTGTTCGATCCAGTCGAAGGGATTGCCCTTTTCAGTGCGCTTGACCTCTATGTGAACATCCGGGAGCCCGACGCAATCAGGACTGTCGCCGCCGCCTTGGTATTGAACGCCCCGGCGTGCTTCGGTGAACCCGTGCTCGCGACAGAGGGCGGCCACCTCAAGCTCGCCGACCTTCCCTTTGCGCTTACTGTTCACCGCTTCCTAATCCTCTGCATGATCCACGCTAGACCTAAGGCTATCCACTGAAGGAGATTCTTCACCCTTTCCCCCAAGGTGAATGTTTTTGTCGAAAGACGGTATCGGTGTTCCAACTGAGGAGCCCGGATTGTCAGGCAACCCGGCTGTGGCGAGGTAGCGGGCGCGTGCCGCAACTTTCGTGCCGCCATCTGAGCTTGGTCTAACGCCAGTAACCCGCACTAAGAAGTTCCATGCCGGCGGCCGTCCGCGCCCGGTGTAATGCCACAGGTCTTTAACGCGCCTTTCCGTCAATTGGCGCTGTTTGAATAAGCGCATCCAAATGGCGTTCTGCACTGCTTGATAAGTTACTGGTAGGGATTTCGCTATTCGCGTCCATGTCCAATTCGCCATTCGGCGTTGCATCGCCCAATCAATTTCAGCCTCACTCAGTTCAGGAAGCGGCACTCCGCACGACATGCTGAGCAGGCCAATCTGGCCGAGCGAGCCAAGAACCCGCTCTATAGCGTCATATGCAAGTCTAGCCTCCGCATCGTTTTCGAAGGTGATCGTCACTACCGGCGGCCCTTTCGGCCGCCGGACCACAGCCCCGGCGTCAGACAATCTAGGCTGGCTCATTCGCTTGCCCACTGTGCAAGTATCCGTCTCAGCGCTTTTCTCTCGACGTCTTGGGCATCCATTTCAGCCAAGAGAGCCCTCGCTAAATCTCGGCGATGTGCCGCCGAGAATCGGCGGTAATAACTCTCGACGGCCCAGCCAATTGGACGGTTCATCACGCGTGCCAAATGCTTCCGGGTATGCTTCGGGAACACGACCCGTATAGCTGCGGCTTCGTTAATCACGGTTGCCAACACTTTGGGGGGATGCACTCGCGTACCTCGCAAGCCACACTAGGGGCGTTGCAACTGTTACGGAGTACGTTGGTGAGGGTCAGCGGCAGCACGGTCTTACTCCTCCCCCGATAGGGCTGTGCTGTCGCCCTCGCTGATATTTGCCGCAGGCGCATCGGTGTTCGACGTGTCACCTGGAATACGCACGACGATCGGTGGCGAGAATTTCATGCGGCGGTGCCGATCAATGCCAAGAGCTGGCCGAAATTCCCATTCGCTCCATTCGGCAACAGTCAGGACGTAAGGCTTGCCGCCGCGCCATCTGATAGACGCAGCGCATTGCTCCTTACTGCGCGGCATGTTCACTCACTCCTGTAGAGATACCGGATTCGATCTCCAGTTCACCGGGGACGAGCCACGCGCTCCAATCTTCTTCCTCACCGTCAAACTCGGCGAGCGCATGAGCCAAGTTCAATTCCGAGCCGACAAGCGTACCTGGCTCATAGCTGCGGATATGTCGGCGCGCGGCTTCGATGACCTTGATCGCGCGCTCCCAAAGCGCGTCGCGAGCGGCTTCTCTATCCACAGCCCCCTTCTCGTGAACTCCGGGCTCGGGGTCGAACACCGATGCGCCTGCGGCAAAAGCAACGTTAGCGGCGCGAACATCCTCTGCGAATGGGGTTTCACTAAAAAGGACGGTTCCTATTCCACGCTCGGAACCGTCAACGGCGCACGCAGTTTCATCCTCGACAGAGAGAGAATGTTCTGTGGAAGCCTCGACCGCCCCTCCCCCAAGGGGCGGATCACCCGCAGAGGCAGGAGTAGCCTGCGGGGGTTCTGTGAGATCTTCGTATTCCACATCGGTGACGGTGGGCTTGGCTTTCGGCGCTTTTGGAGGAGCAAGACGAGCTACATCGGCACGCTCCATGCCTGGGTTGATTTCACCAGCTTTGATCCCCTGCTCGAATTGCGCATCTTCAAGCCGTGTCAGCTCCCAAAGTGTGTACCAGGACGCCGGCAAAAGCGTCGCATGCGACGCAATTCGTTTGTCTTTGGAAATCGCCATAAGACGTTGCGCGGTGCGTTTCTTGAACGGCAACTCGTTCTCGATCATCCGCTCGAAATCGCCATGCGGGATGAGTTTCTTCGCCTCCATCAAGAGACGGCCGGTTTCCAGAATGCCGTCGATGGACGACTGCCACGCGGCGGCGATCCGGTTCGCCCAAACTTTTGTCCCGAGAGACAGAGCCATTTATTTTTCTCCCGTCTTTTTGGGCGCCTTCTCGAACGGTGTCCCAAACACGACAACCGGGCCATCGGTGATGACGATCTTTTCCAGTTTGGCGCCCTTGTAGGCCGCGTTCCACGCGGCAGCGGCGGCCTTCGCGGCGTCCGTCTCGCTGTTGCTCTTTTTCGTGTAGATATGACGGAGGTAGGCTTTGCGCGGATCGCCCATCTGCAGCCCGTCATCTTCCGCGAGACCGCGCCAGAAGATGTCGGCAATGTCCGGCTGGTATTTGACCGTCAGCAGCGCCACGGCCATCGCGCCGCCCGATTTCAGGTGACGCTTCACCGGATTGGCCGGAGCCTTGTCGATCATCTCCTGAAAACTCGCGGCAATCGGCCACCATTGTTCGGCGCTGCGCAGCCGATCCTCGTCCGACCGGGCGAGGTACGGATCGGCGTGGATTGCCACACGGCGGAAACGCGAGTTCAGCACCAAGACGGCTTTGTAAACGCCTCCTGCAATCTCGTTCCGCAGACCATGCACCTCCATGACACCCTCAGCCATGAGGGTATCGGTGACAGTGCGGGCGGCAATCAAACGATCGTGCCGGCGGTAAAGCCGGATGAGCTCTTTCTCGGTCGGAACATTCGTGACGAGAACCTGAAACCGGATCGCCGCATCGGCTTTAACGACCGCGTGCATCCGGTGTTGACCGTTGACAAGGTGGAGTTCGCCGTCCGGGGTGCGTCCGAAATGGATCTGCGTCCCTTCGGTCCATTCGTGACGGCGCATCTGTTCGGCGAGCGCCAGAATGTGTTTAGCCCGCAACGGACGCTGCCGATCGAACCGCCCTGTGGCAATGATGCGCTGCGCCAGCTCCGGCGTGACGGTCAACAAGCCGTCAACGATCAGCTCGGCAAGCGGTTTCGCTTGTTTGGTCGTCAACAGCTTCGGGCGCGCGCCAACATTGGGCGCCGCCCGTACACCGCCAACGTCGCTATTGGCTCCCTTCGCACTCAACATGATGTGTCCCTCTGCATTAAAGATGAGAAAGCGCGATGATGATGCCGGCCATGACAGCCCAGCTCGCCACGCTCAGCGCGAAGATGACCGGAATGCACACGGCTAGAGGTAGAGGCTGAGAGCGAGGCATCGAGACGCGAGGCATGGCTAAGGTGCTCCCGGTTAACGTTAGCTGTTACAATTCGCGCCTAACCTGGAATTGTTGTTCTTGCTTAACCAAACAGGGGGTTTGTAGGCTCAAAAGATGAGAAAGACCGTCATCCGTCCCGCTCGAAACACTAAGGCGCTGAAACGCGTCTTTGATCGGCCACCCGAGACGCCAGATGGCGGCGCGATGGCTCTGTTTCGGCTGCTCTATCCGATGGGGCCGCGCGAGCGGGAAGAGGCCCTCGATTTTTTCTGCGAGTGCCTCATGGCCGCCCGAGGCCAGCGGGACCGCAAGAAGGCACCGAAAATCCATTAGGAGCATGCCGTCTGCTTTTCAAAAGCATCATCGGTCAACGAAATGCCGCGCTCGGCGGCCTTGCGCAGCAAGGGCAGGCGCCATTTGTGCGGCACGCCACGCTGGCGCCATTTCTTTCGCGCAACAGCGGAAACGCCCAGCTCCTCCGCCAACCTATCGATGAGGGCATCCTTGTCCATCGCCGCTATTTATAGGGACAGATCGTCCCCTCGTCAAGCGCCATATCGGGACGTGCCGCCCAAACCTGGATTTGTCATGCTTCTTCGTATGGACGAAGCCGAGACGAACCTTGCGCGCGGGTATATCAACCGCATCGCCGAACTCAGAAAGGCGAGGGGGCTAACCCAAGCCGAAATGGCGCAGCATCTCGGAATCTCGCTCGACCGATATAAAAAATATGAACGTCGGTCCCTGCTGCCGCCCTATCTTCTGCCGCGATTTGCCGCCATCGTCGATCGCCCGATCGACTACATCATCACCGGCCGCAAACCTCGCTCCCGCTCCTAACCTGTTATAAACCAAGAATAATCAAAGGCGACGAATTTTCCCCCTGAGAGGGGACATTTTGTCCTTGACGGGGACAAATCGGCCCTTTAGTATGTGTCCCGGAACAAGGTTCAGGGGTGCCGACCATGGCTCTCAAATACGCAGCCGAATACGACAAAGAGGCTCGGGCCTGGAACGTCGTTGACACGCTGACCGGCGACATCGTGCGGATGTGCGGCGGCGGGAAGCGCGGCGAGGAACAGGCCAAGCGCTCCGCCGACAATCACAATCAGGCGTGGCTCGTCGGCGGGATCGCCGAATACGACGAGCGCAAGCGGCTGGAGCGGGAGAACTCCTAATGCCCGTCCGTCTTGATCCGCCCCACCGCTTTATTTCTTGCGCGGCATCGGTGTTCGACGCGTCACCAAGATTGTCACACAACCCGGCTGTGGAGAGGTAGTCGTGGCAACCGACAACGACCTCTTGAACATCGCCGAGAAACTGCGGCGCGAGGCGGCCGTGACAGAAGAGCTGCATCCCGACGATAGCGAAATCGAGGTCATGCGTGAAGCCGCCGACGTGATCGAAACGCTATGGGACGAACGGGCCACGCTGCGCCGCCGCATCGACGATCTGAAACAGGCGATTGCTCAATTCCACAATCACGATGTCCCGATGGCCTTCGATGCTGTCGCGGAAATCATTGATCGTGAGCGCAAGAAGGTTCGCCGACTGACACGCGAATTGCTCAGCGCAGGAGACCGCCCATGACCGACGACGGAGCCCAGAGTTCACAAGCCCCGTCAGTGGCGACGTTGTAATGGCCGCCGCTCGTAAAATTCAGATTTGGTTTCGGCCAGATCAAATTGACTTGCTTCGGTCGGTTCTAACAGCGACGGAGAGCGAGCTACGCGATGGTCGGCTGAATAGCAGGCTCGAACGGAAGATGCTGAACTTCTGTCGGCGACGGATTGATGAGCTGCTTGCGCTACTGCCGCCAGCGCAAGACGGAGAGGCGCCATGACGCTCGCCGACGCCTTCCGCGTTCACCTGTCCGAATTGCTCACCAAAGCCAAACAGATCGGCGTCTCTGATGAGGATTGCGAACAGGCCCGGCTCGAATGCGAGGACATGCTGAGCAACCTGTTCTATCGGGTCGAGCGCGAACAGGAACGCCCCGTCCGTATCGAGCGGACAATCGGCACAGCGCCAAGTGCTTACTAGGAGACAGAGAAATGGCCGAACTGACACTAGAGGCGCTCGGCATTCCTATCGAGGAAATTATCGAGCGCGTTGTCGAGCGGATCGCCGAGAAGGCGATGCAAGATTGGTCTGCAGCAGGCGCTACAGGTCGCCCGCACGTCAGTTTCGCTCAACTCATTGAGGAGCGCGTGATCGACCGCGCCAACGACGCGATCGACCATATCGCCGCTGAGAACGTGCTGCCGAACATCACCTCCTATGTCGAGAACCTCTGCTTACAGGAAACAAACAAATGGGGCGAGGCGACTGGCCGCAAGATGACCTTCACCGAATACCTCGTCGAGCGCGCCGAGAAATGGATCACTGAGCCCGTTAACTACCAGGGCAAGAGCAAAGGCGAAGATAGCTTTAGCTGGCGCCCCTACGGCACGCGCATCTCGTACCTGATCCATGAACATCTCGACAGCCAGATTGGCACCGCGATTAAGGAAGCTCTGAAAGACCTCAATAGCTCAGTCGCCAAGGGCCTTCGCGACGCGGTGATGATCCAAATTCGTGAAGTGCTCGACCGCCTCAAAGTAGAGGTCAAAGCGTAATCGGCACAGCGCCGAGTGAGTGGTGAGGGAGAACCGATGAGCTTCAGATTTATCGCCATCATGTTCGCCAGCGTAGCGCTGTTCGGAGCATCCGTTCTCGCATACTTAGCGCTTGATCTGGCTGGCTTCGGTGCGACGACGTGGAGCCTGTCGCTGTCACAACGCGTTCCCGGCATTGTGCTTGAGGCGTTTGGGAGCGCCCTGATTTTAGTGATCGGCACATTTTTCACTCTCGAAATTTGGAAATGGTGAGCCATGACCCCTGACACCGCCGCGCCGGTCAGTCGCGCCGATGCGTTGAAGCGGTTCCGTGACCTGCTGCGGATCGCCTGCCCCGATGCAACCGAGGAACGGTTCGCTGCCGAATGCGCCGCTATTGACTACGCGCACGCTGCTACGACCGAAGCGATCGACGGCGTGATGAAGATTGTCACTGAGGCGCGCGGCGAATGAGAACCCTCGGCGTCATTCTCGCCGACATGCTCGGCTTGGTGCTGGCGATCACGCTGGCGGTGTTGGTGTGCTTCAACCTTTGGGCCGTGATCGGGTGATGTTGCGACAGCGAAGGTGATGGGATGAGCCAAACCACGATGACAGTGCGGAAGCTCGGCGATTGGAACGACAAGGAAGCGATGCCGCTGGATAGCTGGCAGTTCGTCGAGATCAAGCACGGGCACCGCCGCATTGCCGTCGAGATCAGGCGCGGCGACAAACCGGATGACCCTCCCGCGCTCGCTATTCACGGCGATGGGCGCCTCACGATCCGCCCAACTGCCGCCAACTGGATAGAGATCGAACTATGACCCGCCCTCGGATACAGACACCCCTAGACGCGCTCAATCTGCCTCCCCGCACCTTGGAACAGGTGGCAGAGGAAATGCGCGCCTCCATACAGTTCTTCTCAGGACAACCCACCATCGTTCACACGCTACGCGAAA